CCAAGCAAGAATCGAACTTGCGCCATAAGAACCAAAATCTTATGTACTACCATTATACTATTGGGCAATAAGAGGGAAAATAAATTTCCCTCTACAAACAAACGTAATTATAAAAACAATCTTATTTATTTTTACGGATTATGGCTATAAGTTCTTCTTTAGACTTATTATTAAGGTCATCTTTATATACGTTTTGTTTATTGTAATTATCAATGTCTTTAACACGAGCGAGAAGAAGTTCACGAACAGCTTTAAATACTGTTAATAGACAATTTTTAAATTTAATAGAGAGTTCCTTACCAGCAAGTTTAGCATCTCCTTCATCAAAAACAAGAGCGTTTTTGAGAATAGCTCCAACCATATCAATAGTTTCTGGAGTAAGAGGTTTTTCTTCTATTAAATAAATATGTTTAAGAGTATCGTTAATCATATTCTTAACAGCAGTACCTTGATTGGATTTAGTATGCTTAGCAATAATAACATTATCACCAAAAATACTATTAACCATTTCTATAAGTTCTTGCAGATTCTTATCTTTTCGTTCCATTTTATTATTTCCTTTAAGTTAATCATTGAAACCATATAGTTCAGCAGATTCATTATCAGAATCATCTTCTTCAATAGGGTCAAAACCTACTTCATCAAAATCTTTATCAAATGTTTCTGCATGAATATCAATAGTGTCGTCGTCATAAATATCTTCCATAATCTTACTTGTTTTAAGAATAGTAGAGAGAACAAGAAGCCAAACACAAAGACCCAAAATGTAAGGCTTACAATGTTCTCTCTACGGGCAAGTAATTTAGTAACTTACTCTTCAGTTACTTCATTACCATCACCTTGATATTCTTCATTAAGAGCAGCGATATTATCAACTTCTTCTTGGTCAACAGCTTTAGTAATACCAACAGACATTTCCTTTTTACAGAAAGCATCAATAGTACGTTGAGCAGAAGCAGAGAATGAAGAGAAAGCAGCAACAAGAGCATTAAGGAAGAAAGGCTCATTATAACTAAACTCTCTCATAAGACCATTTGCTTTAACAGCAAACTTATTCCACTTAAATGAAACATAACGTTTATCACCCTTAATTTCTCCCTTTTGAAGAAGATAATTAAGAATACCGAGAGCAGTAAATCTACGAATCTCAGCATTGTTCTTAATAATAAGAGCAACAGCTACAATATGTTCAGGATACATACCAGCAGAAGGAGGCAAAGTAGACTTCTTATCTTTCTTCTTGCTAAAAGTATTAGTAGAAGAATTAACTACAGAAGAACTTTGCTTAGTTTCATTAATAGAAACTTTATCAGCAGGAACATCTTTTGGAAGACATTCATCTTTTGGAAGACATTCATCTTTTGGAAGACATTCATAGTTTGCAACATTAACATTAGCGACACGAGCTGCTTTCTTTGCTGCATATTTACTAACAGGAGCAGCACCTGTATTAACTTCTTTTGCCATGACTTTAAAAATTTGTTTATTAGTATTAAGTTATTTAATAAGAGCAATAGTATCTTACTCTTAGTTTTACAAAGGTATATCATTATTTCTAATACACCAAACAATTCAATTATTATTTTTATCTATGACTGATATTTATGTATGAATATAATACTAAAAAGCATTAATATTAATTAGCAGTATAAATAATATAACATTAAAGTGTTTAATATAAGGAGAAATATGATAATCAATAGCAATAGCATAAACAAAAACATCAAATACAATATTGGGACATATCTAATATTCTTGTAAATACTATTACTATTGTTATTGCTTAATTTAGTGCTATTCTTTTACGACCAGATTTAGATGTAATTAGAATTAAAGCACATTTAGCATTATGTTTTTTACATAGTGATACTCGTTCTGATACTGATTTAGATGTATTTACGAGTTCATCTTTGTATATACAATAATACTTTGTTGTTGGTTTACCTTTGGATGTTGTTGTTTGTTCAGCTATCCATTTGGTAATGTCTGTTTGTTGTACTGCAATAGTGTCAGAAGTTGCAGCTGAAGCTATTAGTGAAAACAGAGAAAACACTAAAGCTGTTGTTAATCTTTTCATTGTTTAATTTTTTATGATACTTATTATGTTTGTTTTTGCAATAGTACACATGGGTTTACCATCTTCTTTAAGAGGTTGAATAAAACAATCATCTTCTTTATAGTTATCACAATATACATAGTCATTGCCATATCTATATTTAAATGTAATTTTATATCTCTTATTCATAATTATAATGGAGTTTAAGTTAATGTTTAGTCTACTAATTGTTCTTTCCAAGAATAATCACGAACATGAGCTAATGATAAATCTGGAGTTGAAGATACAACTGAATAAACATTTGATGGTTCTATTTCTTTTAATAATTTACATACTTGTAAACCTTGTGAAATAGAATCAGCTAACAACATAGGAATATATGATGTTAGACTTGTAGAAATTGATACTGTTATCATAATTATTTAGTATTAAGTTAATATTCGAGATGAGAGTACTAATTTATAAAATGTTATTATGAATGGAGTAAATGCTGTGCATTAATTGACTGTTGTTAATATTATTATAAAACTTATAGTTGTTAATCTAATATAAAGAGATGTTTGAGTTTATGTTATAGATTAATATAAGAATTATAATTGAGAGATTAAATAACAGTAAAAGATAGAATTTATGTTGAAGATGAAGAGGTAGAAGATTAAGGAGAAAGAGGAGTTGGAAGGGACTGTTCCTCCTATTACTTCTCTTAATCTCCTTAATCCTGCCAACAAACATTACAATAACACTACTTAAACTATTATTTCTTTTATAACTCAAGCTATTGTTCAAGCTATTACTACAACAGTTAATTAAGCTATTACTTGTCTTAATGTTCTTTCTGATATTAACAAAGCTTTATTATACGTCCATCTGCAAGACAATCAAGAAATTGATTAATAGTGAGATGATAATAATCAGCTTCAAGTCCAATAACATTAAGACATTTAGTAACTGGAACAGCAGTAGTACCAAACACGTATTTACAATACTTAATAAGAGTAGAAAGTTGTTCTTTATTCATAATAATAACATTTTGATGATTAGTAATAATGACGTGAATATGAGCATTAGAACAGTTAATTGTATTACAACTAACAGCCACGTCTTCTAATGCGACATTTTATAAGTCATTTCCACAGAGCGGAGTTTTATAAGTCGTTTGAATAAGGTATGTGACAAAAGTAAGAATGCCAGTAGCAGACCGAAGTCCACCACTGGCAATACTTTACTTCATAAGACGAGCGCGATACATGTCTTGACCAACTTCGCCAAGATTGAGTGCAACAATATGATGAATCATCTTATCGCGCTCAAACGTAACAGGCTCTGGATTGCTGGCAAAAGGATTGACGTATTCTTCGCCAGCAGCAACAAACTGCATAACGACATCAATCTTAGCACCAGCAAAAAGCATGTTAGCTACTTGCGGAGTGTCAACAACATCAGTTGCAAAGATGGCAAGCTTGGCAGAATCTTTCATAACGCCAGCAACAGCATAAGAGCTGGTTTGAACATTATGAGTCTTACCAAGTTTGACAACAGGCTGACCAAATGCGTCAACTTCGTTTGCGTCACGAGTATCGCCTATAACGAACTCTTTAACAACAAACGTAAGAAGAGCATGAGTATCAAACTCTGTTGCAACTACGTTCTTGACAGTCAGATTGTTCAAACGCTTGGCATTACCAGAAGCAATAAGCTCCTTAATAATATCCTCACGAGAACGTTCAGAACCATCATCTTCACTCATAAACTGAGCGAAAACATCATTAACAACTTGCTGCTGCTCAGCAGCGTTAACAACTTCTGAAGCCTGTACAGTATCCTGTACTTCAGCTTGACTTGTAGTTCTTCTTGACATAATCTAAGAATTTTAAATAACCGACAATATTATCGGCAATATTTTATAAGTCATTTCCATTATGGTCTGTGACAACAGCAAATGCAGTCACTGCATTAACAACAGCAACTGCATTTACTTTAATAGTTGTGATAGTTTGCATACGCATCACTACTACCAACAGTGTCCATAAGTCCACCATTGTCTTCAACATACTCTTCAAGTTCTTTAATATACTCACGCGAAATATCAATACGATGAATCAAAGCATTGATACTTACTGATAAGAAGAGTACAAGAACTGATAAGAATACAATAATTAGATTCTTGGTTGAGAAGAACTCATTCATGTGTTCATTGAAGAACTTTTCAAATTTATTCATAATAACTATCTATTTATTTGTTAGCAATATTTTATAAGTCATTTCTACGAGGTTTGGCATTAGCTTGACGGGGGTATTCAAGTCTTACTTCGACCCCAGGGGGTGTCATAGTAATACCTCCTCCCATTCACTCATATATATCAAAATCTATATATCCCTTATCTCTTTTACCAATATTTACAACTTCATCTAAAGTTTCTCTTAATTTAAAAATCAGATAAAGAACTATTTTAAAATCTTTATCTTCAATCTATTTAATATTCCAATAATAAACTTTTTATTCTTTATAAATTCTTTTTATATTATAAATTCGTTTATGTTCAACATTAGTGCTTTTAACTACTTCTTCTATAACAGTTGTATAATCAAATCCTTTAGCATAATCAACTGCAACTATTAAATCTCTCCTACTTATATTTTTACTATTATTCATAACATTATTATTTAGAACATTATTATTTAAAACATTATCAGCACAAATATATAAATAAATATTGAATATTGTTTGTTTTCTCCAATAAAATGATTATATTTGTTGCATAATATGGAACATAAAATTTATTATATGGATATAAATGTAGATAAACGAATTACTGATATTACTTATGTAGATAAGAATAATCTTCATGTAGCTACTAATAAATATATTATTAAACTTATTAATGTTGATGCTTCTGAAGATATTAATAACAATCCTATAAGAATAGCTTCTTCTATTATTGCTATGTCTAAAGGACTTAATAAAGAAGAAACTAATCTTTATTATACTTTACTTGTTTGTAGTTGTGCTCGTAATACTAAAGCTATTGCTAATTTTTATATGAAAGAATATAATAAAAGTTATTCTACTTATTGTAGAGCTATTGAAGGATTAGTTAAAGCTGGTATTATTAAAATAGTTTCTAATACTATTATAAAAGTTAAAGATGATTATGATTTAGATATTCAAACTCTTGCTGCTAAGTTTCTTATTATAGAACTTAATGCTAAAGTTACTTCTAATGGGCTTAAATAAAATAAGCTGCCTTATACTCGTACGATATATAATAATATAATAATATAAATATTATTATATTATTATATATCGTACTCGTAATCACGCACACATACATATACGTGTATATACGCATACACGTACACACGTATATAGTATTACTTGTGTTTCTATTATTACTTTGTAATAATAGAAACCTATTTTAATTAAACAGTATATATTATAGTAGTGCTTATATTTATAATTAAGTTTGTACTTATACTATTATTTATTACTTTAGTGTTCATGTTGAACATAAAAGAAGTTTTATTATGAATGTTGTTTGTAGTCTTAAAGTAGGAGAAGCTGGTGATGGTACAATACCTCGTATTATTGCTGTTGGTAATTCTTTTTAATCCTGCTAAAGTTTGTGTTAAAGTTATTAATTAAACAATGAACGATTGTATAACTAATTAAAAAGTTAAAGAAATGATTACAATTAAAAGTGAAAAGAAGTCTTATGGAATTAATTTTCCTACTTCTAAAGAAGAGATTACTTCTGAATTGCTTGAAGCTGTTACAAAACAAGTTAAGCTTCCTAAGCATTATTGTATTGTAGCTCTTTGTTTTCAAACTAAAGTTTTTGATTTTGTTACTATGACTAAATCTCGTAACAATCCAAATGTAGCCGTTACTCCTGTATTAGCTAAAATTAGTGCTGATGATGCTGAACTTATTAATGCTTCTGTTGGAGATAAACTTATTATCGACCGTAGTTCCCTTGAAAGAGGAGTTCATTTAAATTTACCAGTAGCTATTAATTCTAATTCTGCTCGTAATTATTTTGAAGCTGACTCTGAGCTTTGTCGAAATATTATGACTAAGAGTGATAAATCTAATGTTGATAAAAAACTTGTTGATATTAAAAACTCTAATATTATTGTGTTAGAATTTAAGATTGTTCCTGTTAATGATATTTCTGCTGCTATTCCTATGAAACATGAAGTTTTTGACCCATTCATAAGTTATAGCGAAGTTAGTAATTAACATAAATAAGATAAAGATAGAAGTAGTGATAGAATAATACAATCTCTCTACGGGGGAGTGTCCGAACGAAGTGAGGACTTCTATTGCTGCTTCTATTAACAATCATAATATGGATGAACAACTATTAAACAATATTGATAAAGCTAATGAAGAATATATAATCATTAGCAAAACTAAAGATGATATTCTTAATGAGCTTGATTTTGAAAATGAAAAAGAACGTCTTCTTTGTGATTCTATTATTACTAATCTTGAAAAGAATGCTTCTGAAACTATTCGTAATATGAAAGTAGCTCAACTTCCATTTATAGGTTGTGTTCGTATTAATCCTGTTAAACGTAAATTACGTGAAGCTAAACTTCATCTTTCTGCTATTCGTAAAAATATTAGTAAGGAACAATATAAAGAACATGTACGAAGTTATGTTATTGATTTAAAAGAACAACAAAAGAAAGAAGACGCTCTTAAATTAATATTTACTCGTATTAGAAGAAATAATAAAAAGAAGTATGATATATATTATAAACGTCTTGGACGTGCTTATGCTGAATTATTTATTATGAGTATTTATTGGCTTACTGAAGTTCCTTATTCTCAAGATTTTGAAGATTATTATAAATCTCTTAAAGATTAATATTATATGAACACTACAAATGTTGTTATTGAAAAAATGCTCACTATTGATGAAACTGGTATGCCTAAAGCTCCAAGCCTTCGTCAATTACAAGATAAAGATGTTGCTCTTTTATGGCAACGTGATACTACAAAAGATAAAAGAAAATATATTGGAGAAGTAGGAGTTATTTATTATCTTGGTGACCCTAAGAGTCCTGCTAAACAACAAGGTCTTAGTGATGCTGAAAGTCTTAAAATGGCTATTGATAATTTTAATCTTCCTAAAGATTATACTCCAGATTCTCTTGTTAATAAACTTATAGGAAAATATTATACAGCTAATATTACTGAAGCTGGTGTTGCTCTTGAAGCTTTACAAAAATCTGTACACTTAGTTTCTATTGCTGCTGTTCGTATTAATGAACAACTTAATAGAAAACTTAGTGGAGCTTTAGCTGATGAAGACATTACTCCTATACTTACTATGATGGATGCAGTTAGTAAACGTATTACTGAAATACCTGCACTTACTAAAGCACTCGGAGTGGCTTATGAAAATCTTCGTAATGAAGAAGAGGAACAACTTGCTCGTGGTGGTAAACAAATTCTTAGTTCAATGGATGCAGATGAAGATAATCTTTAATATATAATTATTATGCTTACACTTAGAGATACTCGATATAATGATGTTAGACTTATATTTAAAGAAGAAGGTCATAAATATAATGATACTTTGGGTAATGAATATAAGTCTACTACCACATTACTCCATGATTATGCTCCTAAATTTGATAAAAATTATTGGCTTAAAAAGAAAGCTAAAGAACTTGGTATAAGTGAAAAACGTCTTGCTCAACAATGGCAAGACATTACTGACGAAGCTTGTACTCGTGGTACAAAAACACATAATGGACTTGAAGATGGGATTAAAGGTTCTTCTATGTTTAAAGAAGCTGTTAAACATATGATTAAGCCTAATGGAGAAATGATAACTATTGCTGATTTACCAAATATTAATCTTAATGTTAAACAACTTAAAGTTAATGATTTTATTGAATTAACTGAAAATAAATATCCTAAGATTTATGAAGTCCTTACATATTATACTAATGCTGGCTATAAAATATATGCAGAAATTGGTGCTTTTCTTATTGATTATTTACTTTCTGGAACTATTGATGTGCTTTGTATTCGTGATGACCAATTTGTTATAGGAGATTGGAAAACTAATAGAGGAGGTCTTAAATTTGAAGCAGGTTATTATAAAAAAGATAGAACTCAAAATCCTAATCAACTTACAGATGAATGGGTTACCAAAAAAGATGTTCTTCTTCCTCCTGTTAATCATCTTCCTCATTGTAATGGAAGTCTTTATAATCTTCAATTATCTGTATATGCTTTTATGGTTGAAACTATTCTTGGTATTCCTAATGCAGGTCTTTGGCTTTGTCATATTGATTCTGATTTTGTTCTTAATGAATATGGTATGCCTAAACGTTTTCCTGATGGATTATATCATGTTAAAAAGAATCCTGTTGAGAAAGTTACTCTATTTAAAATGAAATATCTTAAACAAGAAGTTATGAATATTCTTTCTGATAGACGAAAAGTAGTTGCTGCTACAAGAATACAAAGTAGAACATTATTTGATTAAAATATGAAATATATAGTAAATATAGTTATTGCCGTTATTGCAATTTTTGTTATAACTGCTTGTAATAACTCCCCCGTAGAGAAGGAGTTTATTTATGTTCATGTTCCTGTTCATGTTAAAGATACTATTGCTGAAAAAGCTAATATAATGCGTATTACTACACTTGAACATGAACTTAAACTTACTCGTGATTCTTTAAATATTATTAAAGATAGTCTTAATGAAGATTTATTTGTTGCTAATTACAAATTAGCTCGTATTAAAAGATATAATGAAATTGCTGCTAAAGGTAATAACATTAAATATCTTCGTGGTTGGATTAATCGTGTATTAAAAAATTAATATTAATATCAAACTATGGCTAATTTTGATAAAGAATTTGAAAAAGTTGTATTTGTTGAAGGAGGTTATGTTAATGACCCTGATGATGCAGGTGGAGAAACTTATCTTGGTATAAGTCGTAAGAATAATCCTAAATGGAGTGGATGGATTTCTATCGACCAACTTAAAAAACATCATCCTAAAAATTTTAAGAAACTTCTTAAACAAACTCCTGAACTTACCGCTAAAGCTAAATGTCTTTATAAAGAAAAATATTGGGATGTTTTAGAACTTGATGACATTCATTCTCAAGATATTGCCCATCAACTTTTTGATACTGCTGTTAATATGGGTATTACTTCTGCAATTAGAATTGCTCAACAAGTTATAGGTATGACTATTACTGGTAAATGGAGTGATGAACTTAAACATAATTTAATGCAATATGGAAAAGAAGAATAAGATATTTATATGTATATGTATTATTATTTTGTTTATTGCTTTTATAATTAAATATAATATAGTTTATAAACAAAGCAAAACTACTAATAATGAAAATATTGTATTGACTGATACTATATATAACAAAGTTACTCTTGATAGTATAAAATATAATATTATTAAAAAAGATTCTACTATTTATAAACTTAAAAAGGAAGTTAGATATGAAATTGAAAAAGCTCTTAATGCTAACGATAGTGTTGCTATTGAACAGTTTAAATCTCTTAGCGCAGCAGAATAATACAAATGTCACTCTACGGGGAAGTGAATGTAGTTCAGATACTGCGGTTGCTGTAGTTCCAATCAATCTTCTTAAAAAAGCTAATGTTAAAATGATTGAACGTAATTATCTTATTAATATCAATAAAGAACAAGATTCTATTATTATTATGAAAGATAAATATATAAATGAACAACAGAAAGTAATTGCTGATTTTCAAATGCGAGTTAATAATACTAATAAACTTAATGAGTCTATTAAACTTGATTTAGAAAGACAAAAAAGAAAAAATAAGATTATTAGTTATGGTGCTGGTGGTGTTATTTTTGGTTTATTAATTGGTTTAATTGTTAAATAAATTATGGAAAGTTATCCATTTCTTGATTTTATTAATGAAGATAAGTCTCGTTATCAACATGCTAAAGATGCTGGATATGTTGATGATGATGACTTATTTTTGATTGGAGATAGTGGAGGTTTTCTTATGAATATTAGACCAGGTTGGCGTTTTGTTAATACTGAACTATTTTATGAAATGGCTGATTATTTTCGTACACATAAAGGTCAATATACTTCTTATAAAATAGATTCTATTCCTCATAGACAACTTCGTCGAAGAGAGCAACATAGACGTAAATATGGTTTTAGTGCTCCTTGTCTTCAAGACCCTAATGGTACTATTTATAATGTTCGTATTACAGGTTCACATTATAATTTTCTTAATTATATTAGAATGGAACAGCTTGATGAACGTACTATTAATCGTGGTAATACTAATACTGCTAAAAAGCATTATGATTTTCCTAAGTTTTTTGATGCTCAATTTTGGACTTTTCATATAATGGAATTTGCTGAAAAGAATGGTTTTCATCTTCTTATAGATAAAACTCGTCGTGGTGGTTTTTCTTATATGATGGCTGCTGATAGTGCAAATGCTGTTAATTGTGAAAGTCGTAAAGTAGTTATTCATGTTGCTGTTGATAAAAAATATCTTACACAAACAGGTGGACTTACAGACTTTGCTGTTAATAATCTTAAATTTTATGAAGAATCTACTCCTTTTGTTCGTGGTATTTTTAGTTCTGTTAAGTCTGATTTTCGTCTTGGTTATAAATTACCAAGTGGTGTTGAAGCAGATAAGTCTTGGCGTTCTGCTCTTATTAGTGTTAGTGCTGCTAATAATCCGGATTGTGCTATTGGTAAAGATGCTGTTAAAGTAAAAGTAGAGGAGGTTTCTACTATGGAAAACTTTGATGCTTTTATGAGCGTTACTGAACCTGCTATGCGAACTGGTGCTTATACTACTGGTATGCTTACTGCTTGGGGTACTGCTACTTCTGGAAATATGCAAGCTTTTGAACAAAACTTTTATGATGTTCAAACGTTTAATTTTATGCCTTTTGAAAATGTTTGGGATAGAGATAAACGTAATGAAACTTGTGGTTTTTTTAAACCTTACTGTTGGGGTCTTCAAGGAGAAATTAATGGAGTTAAAGGAGTTGATAAAGACGGTAATAGTAATATTTCTATAGGTCTTGAAATTGCTCGTCAAGAACGTATTAAGAAAAAAGAAAATGTTAAGAAGTATTCTGATTATATTAATTATCTTGGTCAGTATGCTTTATTGCCTTCTGAATCTTTTAGTAGTGCTTCTGAAAATATATTTAGTTCTGAAGAACTTACTGCTTGGGAAGAGCGTCTTAGAGTTGATGATGATTTACATTTTTATGTAGATGGTATGCTTGAACTTGATGATACTGGAAATATTCAATTTAAGACTAATGCTCGTTTACATAAAGAAGGTAAAAATATTTATGATTATATTTACGGTGTTCCTCGTAGAGGTCATGAACATCCTCATGGATGCATTCGTCGTTTCTTTACTCCAGAATATGAAGAATATCAAGATAGTGATGGTAGATTAAGAAAACGTATTCCTAAAGGTCTTTATAGTATTAACTATGACCCTGTTGGTATTGATAAAGATAAAGATGAGATTACTAATAAACATTCTCATAACTGTATTCAAGTATGGATGAACCCCCATTATCTTAATGGTTTTAAACAAAAACTTGTTGCTGTTTATTATGGTCGTCCTGATACTCTTGAAGAAGCTGATAGAATTTGTTATTATTTAGCACGTTATTATAATTGTATTGGTACTACTAATGTCGAAATAAATCGTGGTGAAACTGTTTCTAACTTCCGTAAATGGGGTGCTTTACAATATTTAAGTTGTGAACCTCTTTTTGTTTTTGACCCTTCTTTTAAAGGTAAAGTTAATAATACTTATGGATATAATATTTCTGGTGAAGCTCATAAATTAGATTGTATTCGATTACTTAAAGAGTTCCTTTATGAAGAGATTGGTAAAGATGAACAAGGAAATACTATTAGAAATTTTCATCGTATTTATGATTATCAAACTATTCTTGAATTAAAGAAATGGAGTACTAAAGGCAATTATGACCGTGTTTCTTCTATGCTACTTAGAGGTATTGAATGGAAAAGTTTTAATCTTCTTGCTGCTGATGAACTTGCTGACAGAAAACCTCTTAATGCTGAAAATCTTGATGAAAATGATATTCTTACAAGAGATTGGTTTTAATATAAAAATATAGATAATTATGCGTTCCGAATTTCAGATGTTTGACTTTCCGCAACAACGTGTTCCTAATTCTCGTAAAAAGGAAGCTGATTGGTATGCTGCTTGTTGTGATTGGGTTATTGCTCAAGGTCAAAATAATAGAGATAGTTCTCAATTAGAGATTAAGTATGGTATTCTTCAAGGTAAAATACCTGATGAATTTTATAAAAAGATACTTAATCCTTATAATGCCACTAACGAAAAGTATAAACGCTTTCCTGCTACTATGCGTAATTATGACCTTATGAAAGGTATTATTCGTAGATATGTTAGTGAGTATATTAAGAATCCTCATGATTTTATTGTAGGAGCTAATAATGCAGAAGTTGTTCTTGCACGTAATGCTAAACTTCGTCAAGAACTTGCAGTTATAGTACAACAGAAAATAGCTGCTCGTATTCAACAAAGTTATCAAGATTGGGTTAATGGAGGTAATGACCCTCAGCAATTTAATCCTCAAACTGCGTTAGATGTTGAAGCTTTTGTACAAGAATTTAATGAAAATTATATTGACGATATTTCTGCGCAAGGACAACAAATTCTTAATGTAATTAAAGACATTACTGAAGATACTTTATTTTATGCAAGAGCTTATTTTGATTTTGTTACTTTTGGTGAAACTTATACTTATACAGATATTGTTGGTGATAAAATAGTTAAACGAGTTGTTTCTCCTCGTGACGCTTTTCCTATAAATACGGATAATATATTTCGTGAAGATGATGATATGTTTGCTGAACGTCGCAAACTTACTTATCAACAAATAATTGACGAATTTGATGAATATCTTGATGATAAACAGAAAGAATTTCTTGAAACATATTATGCTAAGCATTCTGCAAATGCTCCTATGGAATTAGCTTTTAATGTGTATGAAAGTTATTTTCCAGATGTGTGCAAAAAGTATTCTAAAGAAGATAGAGAACTTTTTAAGAAAGAACCTAATATGATGAGGGATAATAATCCTGATTTATATGATGTTTGGCACGTTGTTTGGAGAGGAGAAGTACGCAGATGTATTGTTACTTATGTAAATGAAGTTGGTCTTATAGACACAAGGATAGAAGAAGATGATTATGAACTTTCTCATTCTACGGGGGATGTATCGTTAGATTATATTTATGAACCTCAAGTTTATGAATGTACTCGTATTGGTACTCGTAATGATGCTATTTATCCTTATGGAGCAAGAGCTATTGCTTTTAATCGTAAAGGAAAACTTCCATATAATGGTATTAATGAATTACTGCCAGGTTTTGGTAAATTTAGTATTGTAGATATTGTTACTCCTTATCAAGTATTTTATAACATTGTAGCATATCATAGAGAAATGACTCTTGCTAAGAATAAACTTAACATTCTTATGATGGCTAAATCTCTTCTTGGTGTAAAACCTGAAGAAACTATTTATAAAATGCTTGCTGATGGTATTTTATATATTGATGATACTAATGACCAAGGTATGCTTCGTGCTCAACAAGTTAGAATACTTCAAACTAATATTGGTGATTATCTTAATCAACTTGGTAATTTGCTTATTGAAATTAAACAAGCTGCCAGTGAGCAAGTTGATATGACACCTCAACGTTATGGAGAGATTGCTAATAGTGCTGGTAAAGGTGTTACAGAAGAAGCTGTTATGAGAGGTTCTATGGGTACAGTTATCATAGAATTTATGATGGATTGTATGCGAGAACGAGATTATAATAGAGATATGGATTATACTAAATTAGCTTGGGTTGATGGTCTTGATACTTCTTATAGAGATGTTGATGGAAATCTTAAATATATTAGTCTTGATGTTGATAAACATATTTATGCTGATTATATTATTAAAGCTAAAAATTCTGTAAAAGAACAAGATAAACTTCGTCAACTTCAACAGTATGCTTTTAGTGCTGCACAAAATGGTGATAACATGATGGCTATTGCTGCTATTGAAGGAGATAATGTAGCCACTATTACTAAACTTATTAAGAAATATCAAGAGCAAAAAGATGCTCATGAAAAGGAAGTTCAACAACTTGAACAACAGATTGAACAAATGAAGCAACAATTTGAACTTCAAAAGATTCAAGCTAAAGGTGAAGAAGATAGAAAGACTAAAGAACTTGAAGGTTATCTTGACCAACAAATTGAACTTATTCGTGCTGATGCTAACATGATTAGTTATAATGCAGAAGTTGGTGATGAAAATAAAGAAGCTGGTCTTAACCGTCTTGATGCTGCTCGTGCAAGAGTTGAACAAGAAAAAGTTGGTATTGAAAGACAACGTAATATTCTTGATACTTTTAATAAAGAAAGAGATAGACAAGTTAAAATGCACGATATTGATACTAAACTTAAGATTGCTAAAGAGAATAAAAATCGTTATGATTTTAAATCTAAAGCTAAGTCTAAAAAGTAAGTTGTTATTAGTGCTTTTATATTATAACCCTATTCTAACTAATGTTAGAGTAGGGTTAAATTTTGTTCATAAATAGCTATTTATAGCTTTATATTAAAAAGATTTTTATGGACTGATTAAGACTAAACTTTATATAAAATTATAGCTAAAAATAGCTTTATTTTTCATATTGCTAAATAATATATAATAAGCAGTATATATAATTATATTATTTATTATTATATTGTTTGTCCTTTTCTTGTTATTATTATTGGTTATAATGTAAATTATTATTATAATTGTATTAATGTTAAACTCATAAATATTTAAAACTATGGATTTAGATTTTGGTTATAGTCAGAATGGTAACGGCAATGGTGCTGGCTCTGGCGAGGGAAATGGCAATGGCGACCAAGCTACCAATCTTAACACAGGTAAAATAGACCATGATATTGATGGTATACCTGTTAATGATATTGGTGATAATGGTGGCGGTAATAATGGGGATGGCGGAAAACCTAATAACCCTGATAATACTGGAGAAGGAAATAAAGGTGATGAAGGCAATAAAGAAGACAATAAAAATGGTGATAACGCCGATGTTAATCTTGAAGCCGGAACATCTATTGAAGTTGGAGAAGATACTTATACAGTAGATGAAAACGGAAATCTTCTTGATAAAAATGGAAATATTTTTAAAGAAGCTAAAGACGTTAAATCATGGCTGAATGAGTTTGAAAATGTTACTGATACTGATAAAGATAGTATTTCTATTGAAACTATTCAAGAGGCTGTTGGTGTTCAGATTACAGACGATGATGATAAGCCTGTTGAATTTGAGAATAATCCTGAAGGAATTAAAGCTTATATTGATGCTGTAATCGAAACTGCTAAAGAAGAACATTTTGAAACTGCTGTTAATACTCTTTATCAAAAGTATCCTATTCTTAATGATGTATTAAACTACTATATAGCAAATGGTAATTCACTTGAAGGATTTGGTGAAGTTCCTGACCGTTCTAATATTACCATTGATGATTCTAATGAAGCTCAACAAGAAGCTATTATTCGTACTGCTTGGGAAGAACAAGGTCGTAAAGGCGATGTAGAAAGTTATATAGCTTATCTTAAATCTTCTGGTACTTTATTGGCTACTGCTAAAGAAGAACTTGTTGGATTACAAGAAGCTGATGAACAATATCGTAAAAATATTGAAGAAGAGGCTGAGTATAAGGAAGCTGAAAGACTTCAAAGACTTGAAAATTATTGGAATAGTGTTCATGATGTAATTAAGAATCGAACTATTGCTGGTTATCAGATACCAGAGTCTATTATTATTAGTAGAAATGGTCAGAAACTTTCTGTTACTCCTGAAGACTTTTTCAATTATATTTATCGAGTTGACAAAGACGGTAAATCTGCTTATGAACGTGACCTTGCTACAGAAACTCCTGAAAGTCGTCGTGATGATGAGATTCTTCGTGCTTATCTTAAATTTGTTGGAGGTAATTATTCTAATCTTGTTGACATGGCTATTAATAAAGAAAAAGTTAATAGACTTAAACTTAAAGCCAAAGAAAGAAATACATCTACGGTTAGAATTAGTAAACCAAAAACTAATACTAATAAAGGAACAAATATTGATTTAGGTTATAATTAATTAAAAAATTTACGTTATGTATAAAATGCGTGTTCTTTCGCAGGGTAAATATGAGGATAGAGGATATTCTAATGAAGAGAGTATTGCTTATCTTCAATTACAAAAGCCTGTTGAGATTAATGCCTTCCTTACCTATAATTATGGTATGGATGATGACCGTTTCCCATTGTCTTTTATGACAGAGGGTCAAGGTAGTTCTGGTACTGTTGATATTGCCACTGTTCAGTGGACTTGGAGTACAATGGGTCGTATGAAGTTTACTGACTTTGTTACTTATTTCAACACTGCTAATACTAAACCTGGTCTTGGTGGTGCTGAATTTGAGGTACATTTTAGTACTCATTGGTTTATTGAGCAATATGGTCTTATCGCTCCTGATGGTATGACTCAAGTTCGTGTTCAGAAAGATTTAGGAGAATCTCCTTATGGTTATGGCTATTTGTTGAAACTTACTTCTCCTAATCCTAATGCTTTTATTGACCCAGCTATGTTAGCTAAGGGTAAGTATTGGAGTATGTCTGCACCTACTGTTTCTGAATCTTATTCTAAGGGTAATAGAAGTAATTCTATGGGTCCTGGTAAGATGACTTCTCAGCTTGAGTTCCATCGTTATTCTAAGGAAATTGCTGGTAACTTGGCTAATGTCATTACTGAATATGAGTTTAAGACAAAGGGTGGAGATACTTCTAAACTTTGGATTAATGAAGAGATGCGTCAGTTCCATTTGAATATGCGTGTTATGAATGAAGAGCGTCTATGGATGGCAGAGTATAACCGTAATGCTAATGGAGAAGTTCTTCTTAAAGACCGTGATAATGGTAAGCCAATTCCTCATACTTCTGGTATGTTAGAGATTTGTCGTGAGTCTAATTATGATACTTATGGCGAGTTCTTACCTTTGACTAAGATTAAGAGAACTGTTGGTGATGTTCTTGACCGTGACACTGATACTGGAACTATGAATATTGTTCTTATGGGTGGTAAAGGTTTCTTGGAGGACTTTGATGAGGCTATGAAAGTCGATGCTAAAGAGAATGGTTTCTTGACTCCTCTTGGTGATAAAGAAATTCAAGGTAGTGGTGATAATCTTGAGTATGGTGCTTATTTCCGTAAGTATAAGACTGTTGATGGTCATACTATTACTGCAAAGCATTGTTCTTTCTTTGATAAGGGTACTATTGCAGAAGCAGCTAAACAGAATGGTATGATTCATCCTCGTTCTGGTCTTCCTATTACTTCTCACCAAGCTTGTTTTATCGATTTTTCTTCTTATGAGGGACAGCGTAATGTTCGTATGGTTCGTCAAAAGGGACAAATTTATAAGGCTAAGGTTATTGAGGGTATGACTGATATTCCTTCTTGCTGGGGTCTTCCTAATACCAATCATGCTGCTACTGAAGTAGATATGGCTCGTTATGAAGTTAAGTCTTCTCTTGGTTTGCAAGTTAATAATTCTAACAAGATGTTCTTGTTGAAGTGTGTATTGTAATTAAATAAACCTTTTAAGTTATGGATAATAATTCTGGTAATGGCATGAAATTTGGATTTGATAAATCTGATGCCAACAAAGATGAACAGAAGATTGACGAAACTATTTCCCCTGTAGAGGGAGCAGATAATAGTAAAATAGCTTCGGCTGTTGAAATTGCTCCTCAAGAAGATGTAGAAGAATATACCGATAATCGTAGTGTTACAATTATGTTGGTAAAGAATTATTCTTTATATCGTAAAGCTAATGATAAAGTTCTTCCAAGACGTAAAGATTTTATTGGAAGTAGTATTCATTCTTCTCGTGTTCTTTCTTCAAATAAAGAGGAAGTTGATACGTATTTTCCTAATATTATAGGTCTTTCTCCTTCTGACCCGAACTTTGTTATGAGAGTTAAACAACATCTTAATAATATTCGTGTTCCTGTTGACGAGCTTGGTCGTACTTTTAATATAAGTTTTCATTACTATCATAAGAAAGACTATTATCGAATTAAAGCTGAAGAAGATAAGATAGAAAAAGTTTATCAAACAGCTAATCGTCAAGATGTTAAAAAGCTTCGTGAAGCTCTTAAAGAAAAGATTACTAAGCTAAATATTCTTGAAAGCAGTAAATGTAAACTTGGCTACCCTATCAATATTGATGATTATCTAATGTATCGTCATTGTCTTCTTTATAATGATGTCGCAAAAGATATTGCTTTGATTAATGTCGATGGTAATATTCGTTTTTACTTTAAAGACGACCAAAAAGAAGCTGAGAAACTTCGTAAATATCGTATGGAAGTTAATAAGGCTAAAGCTAATTATGTTGCTTGTCTTGCTGATAACGTTCTTTTCGATGCAGTTTATACTCAATATTGTGTTCTAAACAATCTGCCTGTTATATCTTCTCTTGCTGAAAATAGACTTGATAGAGAAATTAAACTGGATAAATTCAGTGCTAATGAACCTATTAAGTTTAATAAGATTTTCAACAATAAAGATGTTAAACTTATAGCTACTATTGAAATGCTTATCGCTCGTGGCGAACTGATACGTACACAGTATAATCAGAACATTACTTCTCCTGATGGTGATTTCATAGGTGCTAATATGAGTGAAGCTATTGCTTGGTTTAAGAATACTGAAAATAGTTCGGTTGTTAATGCTTATATAAACAAACTAAAGAATATTTAATATGAACATTCAAGAGATGCACAATACGTTCCGTACTCTGGGACAACAAATGGGTTTGCAATTAATTAGAGGTATTCTTCCTGAAAGTATAGATGTGTATCTCAATAATGCTATTGTTGAACTTACTCGACAGGAACTTATAAATGGAGTTCAAGTTAATATGCAAATTGAACAAACAGGAAATGTTTCTGTTATGTCTAAAATTAATACTTTTAAAACTCTTTATCGTACTGTTAGATATAGCGTTAATACTTCAGAAGAAGTTGATGATGCGTATTCTGATAAAGTAGAATATGTAAATAAAGATAAAGGTTATTATGTTATAAATATTCCTACTATAGATTCTAATATTACTATCGATACAGGTGAATATCGTATCAACCCTATGCTTTATCTTCAATTTCATGTTGAATATAGTCTTAAAGATAGGGGTTTCGGTATTGACTGTCGTATAATTAATGCTGATGAAGTAGCTAATACTCTTAGAGATTATTGTAATGGAGTATCTAAAGACAACCCTATTGTTGTTTTAAAGTCTGTGCCAGTTATAGATGAACTTATTGAAAGTACTAATTCTATATCTAATCAACAGATTGAACTTTACACCGGAGCAGGGTCTCATATTGTGAGATATTTAGCTATTGATTATATTAAAACACCTAATGTTGTTAAGTATGATGTTGATATTAAAAAATGTGTGAATTGTGATTTACCAAATTTTATGCACTTTGCTGTTGTTCAAATGGCAGTTAATTTGTATCGTCAATCTATTACTGGGAACCCTATTCCTGTTAGACAACAACAATAAGGTATAGTTAGTGATAATTAAATAAAAAATAATAATTATGAGGCAATTTATTTTAGGTGCTAAGGTTGCTTATGCTACTGGCACTGACTTATCTAAAGTTCCAGATGGTGCTGTTGGATTCTTTTATAATAAAGATGGAGTTCCTACAGTAACTGCTACTGGAAAAGAGATTACTTCAGAGGCTATGATTGTTCTTGGTCGTAGTGCTGAAAAAGGTGGTCCAGTTGTGCTTCCTTTCTTTAAGAATAATTTTTCTTATGTTAAGGGAAGTTATACAGCTGCTACTAAATTTAGTGCAAAATTTAACATTGTTAATCCTACTAAAACTGGAGATTATTCTATTATTATAGTTCGTAAAGGAGCTAAATTTAATGAGCGTAATAAATGGACAGTTATGGTTAATGTTAGTGATGTAACTGTTAGTGACTATCTACTTAATAATATTATAAAGCAAACTAATAATATGACTGTTGCATCTGGTGTTGTTGCCAGTCAAACATCCAATAATGAAATTACTATTACATCAGTTGAAGCAGGTGTTGATTATGAAATTATTGGAGCTGATGGATTATCTGGTCTTGGAATTACTGTAAGTACTCGAGGTATTCCTGCTTATGGTGATGCTAAATATGTTCAAGATTTAGCAGAAAAAGCTGCTGCTGATGCTGGATTTGAATATACTTATAGTGAGGATTGTCATTATTTATATCCAAATTATCCTTTGAATCCTTTGAAACAGAGTGATGCTGCTGATACTGGTTTTACTATTTTTACATTACGTTTTGCTGAACCTCGTGATGTTAAAACTCGTGATGAAGTAGTTAATCAGATTATTCAGGTTGCATTCCCTACTGCAACACCTGCTATTGCTACATTTGAAACTGTATGTAAAGCTCTTGCTGGAGAAGTAGCTCCAGCTTCTGATAAATAACATCTGATATATTCATTAAGTTTCTATATTAATTAAAGGGAGGTTGTCGATGTTAATATAACTATTAATATTGATAACCTTCTTTTTGCTTTAATAGATATGGATATATTAAGTGATGCTCTTAGACAAGGTATAGCTCCTGCTATTGTAGTTGCTATTTATTTAATAATTACTAAAATAATTGATAATCGTAGAGAGAGTGCTCAAATAAAATTAAGTACTGAACTTACTAAATCTATAAATTCTATTAGTGATTTTGTTATTGGAATTACTAAAAATATTATTAGTTGTGATAAAGAAAAATGTAAGATAGCTATTGAAGATTCTATGTATTCTTCAAGTATGCGTCTTATTTATTTTATGTCTACTACTGTTGTAAATAATCATATTAATATTAATAAAGATAATATTATTTCTAATATAAAAAATATAATAAATGCTGAATATTATACTGTTTATTCGTCATTATCTTTATATGTTGTAAACGATAAGAAAGTGTCTGACTATCTTAATAAAGAATGGATAAATGATATAGAAAAAGATATGATTGATATTATATATAATAATGTACTTAGTAAAGAAGATAAAATACTTACTTTTAATAATAAAATTAATATTAGATTTCAATCATATATTACTTATATTATAAATCATATTAAATAATATTTTATTATGTTTGATTATGATGAAGTTCTTAATAATATAATAACTGGCGCTCTTAATATAGTTAAAACTAATTATAGTGGATTTGTTATTAATGATGATATGATATGTACTTTTAATGCTATTGTCATTGTTAATCATACTAAGAATCTAACTGAAGATTATACTAAAGATATGGACTCTGATAAAATGATTGAATTATACAATCATTGTATTGATAAACCTATGTTTAGTAATTGGGATACAAATGGCATATTTGACAATAGTATAAATTCTTATTATTATTATAATTAAACATTATTTTATTATGGCTCAAAATCAAAATAACCCTTTTATTTACCTTACTGTTCCATATCGTTATAATTGTGTCTATCAAAAGTTGCTTCGTAAACTTGCTGATTTAGGTATTGACATTCTTAATGATTGTGGCGCTACTTGTCGAGGTATTAATAGGAATATAATAAATTGTTGGAATATGTTTCAAGCAGCGTGCGGTGCGTATGCTCTTGGTGAGGGAAAGAAAGCAGATTTGCTTATTAATTATATAAATATTCAACTTAAATTTGGATGTCCTTTATTAGACGAAGAAACTGAACCTCCTGTTATAAAAGCTCCTGCCATAAAAACATTTGATATTCCTGCTGTAAGAGATGTATATCCTAGTGTTGTAAATATTACTAATGTTACACTTACTTTTGAAAATCCTGAACTTTTTAAAGAAAATTCTTTACGTATTGGAGCAAGTTATGAAGGTACAAGAATAGATACTGTTTTAGCTGAAAATCTCCCTATTGCAGACAACCCCATTCTTAATGATGTTACATTTGAAATAAAACCTGATAGAAATTATTTTGTTGCAGAAGCTATTGTTGCTGCTGATAATACTGTTGTTGTTGCATCATTTGATGTGTTGCCTCTTTCTAATACTCAAGTATTTTATTATGGAATACCTCCTTATGATTCTTCTCTATCTAATGCTAAAAAATCTCTTAATAAAACTTGGACTTGGAATTTACTTAATTCAACCAATAGAATTTATATTGCTTATCCTATGGATGCAGGAATTAAGAATATTATTGGTGACCCTGATGGTAATCCTGATACTAATCTTTATAAGAAAATTAAAGACTCACATGGTGTTAATAAATCTGGAGCTACAGTTGGAGGAAAACCTTATATTATTGAAACATTAACATATTCTCCTGGTTTTGGTAATTCATTACAAATAATAATGCAGTAAAAAGTGATAATAATTTATAGATATTATTAATTTTTTAAATGTTTCTGATAGTTATATTTATCTAAATAGTAAAGTTCTAATTCTAATAAATGCTCTTATTTCATCTATTTTTTTTAATAAAATAATATAATAAATATGGAACAAATTATTTATCAACTCGTTGCTAATTTTGATTTTGCATTAATGCTTGTAATAAATGTTATTACTTATGGAGTAATAAAACTTATTGATGATGTTAATGGTGATAAAGTTCCAACTACTTGGCAAAAGAGAATTGTATTTCTTATAACAGCTATTATTCTTGGAATTATTTATAAATATTGTACAGATGTTCCTATTCGTATTATTATTAATTCTTGTATTATAGCTCCTGTTGCTTGGAGTTGGCTTGCTAAACCTATTGCTATTAAGTTTGGTATTGACTACAAGAAAAATAAATAATATATTACTATTGTTTATATAAAAATTTATTATTATAATTGTAATATAAATATAATTGATATGGATAAAATAGAAGTTAATGCGAAACTTCAATATGCGTTTGGAGGATTGCCTTTGAGTAAAGCTCAAAAACAAATGCTTGCAGAAGTTATTTGTGATGTTATAGAAAATGCTGTTTCTGATAGCAAAAACTATACTCTTCCTGCTGCTACTACTGAAACTATTGGAGGGGTTAAACAAGCTGCTGATGTTGCTATTTTAGAAACTACTGATGATATTACTAATGTTATTTCTACTGTTAATACTTTAATTAATAACCTTAAGGCTGCTGGTGTAGTCGTAAATTCATAAATTATGGGAAGACCTAATCGTGGAACTGGAAGTGCCGGTATTAAAAAACCAGGTAATGGTAATAATGGTGGCGGTAAAGAACAATATATTTTAGGTGGAAATAAATCTTCTTCACCTAAAAATGATAATTCTAATAGAAAGTGATACTGCGAAAGTTACTTATAATTCTAATTAAATTCATACCCGTCATACAAATGGCGGGTATGTTACTTAATAATCTTTTATATTTCAATGATATTTATTGTCTTAGTTATATATTTGATTATTTTATTGGTAATTCTATTGTTGTTACTTTCTTACTTATAGTTTGTAGTTATATATTTAATTTTTGTACTTGACATAGACTTATTATTCTTGCTAATTTTATTAATATTACTATTGCTTCAATAGATGCAATTTATAAACTACCTATTACCGATTTACAATTACTTATTTTATATCATTTTATTGCAGTTGTTTTTATTATTATTGCAACTATAAATCATATTAATAAAAGAAAATAATGAATATTAAACTTCGTATTATAAGAGATTTGCTTGAAGAAAGTATTAAAAATATTGATGCTGGTAATAGCAATCATAGTGCTGATGAACTTGATGAAATTATTAAAGACCTTACTAAGTTAAATAGAGGTATTAAACGTATTAGTAAACGAGAAGCTTGTGAAAAGATTCTTCATTGTAGTTCAAGTACTTTTGATAATTATCTTAAACTTGGTCTTATACCACCAGGTCATAAAGAATATAGTTTTAAAGAACTTTCTTGGAGTGAAAAAGATTTTGATGAAGCGACTCTTTATCGTATTAAAGATTATAAAGATAAACATAAATAATCTATTGTTGGGAGCATATTACAAGTTAAATCATTGAAAATGGCATAGTTACAAATAAAATTGTAATTATGCCATTTTTATTTATATCCATGCTTAACTTTGCATTGTAATCGGTTACAAAACTATTATTTAACTAACTAATTAAAATTGTAAAGTTATGGCAGAAAGTAAAACTTTTGTTTTTGGACAAGATGCTAATAATGGCATGCTTGGTCTTCTCACTCCTCTTCTTCAGAAACAAGGTCTTGACCCTAATATGGTTATGGCTATGATGAATAATCGTGGTGGCTTTGGTAATGAAGGTGGTTGGTTCATGTGGATTATTTTCTTACTCTTCTGGGCAATATGTGGCGGTAATGGTTTTGGCGGTTTTGGTAATCGTGGTGCTGCTGGAGATGCTGCTCTTGGTAATCTTATTAATAATGATAATGGTCGTGAACTTCTTATGCAAGCTATTCAAGGAAATGCTAATGCTATTAGTCAGTTAGCTTCTACTCTTAACTGTTCTATTGGTCAGGTTCAGCAAGCACTTAATAGTGTTATGAATCAGATTCAGCAAGTTGGTAATCAAGTTGGACAGAGTTCTATGCAGATTATTAATGCTGTTCAGGCAGGTAATTGTAATATTGCTCAGCAGATTGCTTCTTGTTGTTGTGAAAATCGTCTTGCTATTTGTCAGCAAACTAATACTTTGCAACAGAGTATTAATAGTGTTGCTACTGGACAGGAACGTGGTTTCGCTAATATGGCTTATGAAACACAGCGTCAGACTTGTGATATTCGTGATGCAATTCGTGAGAATACTGCTCAAGTATTGGCTGGTCAGCAAGCTGCTGAAATGCGTGAACTTAATCGTGATATTGCAGAACGTGATAGAAAGATTGCTGAACAGGCTGTTGTTATTAATAATGGTCAGCAAACAGCTATCTTTGGTCAGATGATTCAGCAAGCTACTGCTCCTATTGCTGCTGCTGTTGCTGGTTTGCAGAAAGATGTTGATGGTGTTAAGTGTAAGTTACCTGATACTGCAACTGTCCCTTACTCACCCGTAGTAGGTATCCCATCTTGTGTTGCTGCTCAGTATGGTCTTGGAGTTGGTTTAGGTTTTGGTGTTCCTGGTGCTTGGGGTTAATACATAAAATATAATTATATTATGTCTTTATTTAATCCTTTTATAATGGCTAACAGGAATGGTATTCCTCGTATTGAAGCTACTGGAGTAAATGTTAGTACAACTGCTGTTACTTTTAGCTTTCAGAGAAATGCCTTTTATAACAGAAATTTTGCTGGACTGATTATTTTCAGACTTCCTGCTTATACAGCTCCAACAACTGCTGTTCCTGTTATTTTCGATACTGATGGAGAAGTTCAAGCTGTTACTACTCTTAATGGAGCAGCAGTTACTTCTGCTGAACTTAATCAATCAGGTATCTATCTTGGTTTTTATGACGGTAGTACTCTTCAACTTTTAACTGGTGTTTAATTTATGTTTAGTGCTTTAGGACAAAATAATGTATTCTATATCTTAGATAAGAATAATAAACCTACACTTAAAGTTGGAAAAGTTGTTAAGGTTAATACTAATCCTCAATATTATGGTCTTGCCAATCAAGAGATTGATATAACTGTTGATGTAAACGGAGATAGTTATGAATTTAAGAAAATTCCTGCTAATCTTTCTATCGTTAGTCCTTCAAATGGTATTGTTATTTCTGATAATGTTGAAGATATGACAAGAGAATTTGAAACTATGATTAAGTTAAGTCAGCAAGCTATTGATACTATTGATTATCATAGAGGAGTTATTGATAGTAAAGATGAAATTCTATCTATACTTAATCCACGATTTGCTAAAGAAAAAGAACAAGAAAATAAACTTAATTCTTTAGAGGGAAGAGTCGGTAATATGGAACAAGGTATAGATGATATTAAAGTTATGTTGTCTAAAATGCTAAACAAATAATAAGGAGAATAATATTATGTATGTAGTAGAAATTACAGAAGATAAAGTTGACAATCTTCTTGAACATATGAGTAAAGGCATTAAATGTTTTAATAAAGCTATGGAATGTCTTGAAGAAATGAAAGAAGATGGTCGTATGAATGAAAGATATGACGATGATGATTATGATGATGAATACAGAGATGAACGATATGGTAATCGTGGAGGTCGCTCTGGAGGTAGTCGTTCTGGTATGCATCGTGGTAGCGGTGGCGGTAGATATAGCCGTTACTAATGTTTAACTTAGTAGGGGCAGTAATGTCCCTACTTTTATTTTTAATAGTATGAAACATATTCCTTTAGATGTCTATGAAGATATGCCTATTGGTATGAAACGGTATATAAATAATTATGGTTGGCATTTTAACAAACGTGCTTATGAATATGCTACCAAATTAATGTTTAAACGTAATATTAAAACTAATAGAGACGAACCTATTGAAGCTTATACTAAAGAAGAAGTAGATGAATTGCTTAAAGAATATAATGTAGAAGTTAAAAATAAAATTATGTATGATTATGTTTTTGCTGCTACTATGTGTAAAGCTGATTATCTTGGAAAATCTATTTCTGACAAAGAACATCTTGCAATGTATGTAAAAGATACAATAGATGATGTAGATGCCAGTGATGAAACTACATTTAGACGTTGGGTTGCTACTATGGTTGGTAACGGACTTCCTATTGATTGGTATGAAATATGTTAAAACAATATTTTGTTATTCCTAAATATAATTGGAAAGTTTATGTTTATTATTATGTTACTTGTTATTATCTGAATGAAATTCTTACTAAACTTCGTTCTATGGGTTGTACTGGAAAATATTTAGAAGATGCTTATAGAAATATGTCTTCTTGTCAACTTAATTCAGGTATTACTTATTCTAATAATGCTCAAAAACATTCTCTTATGGTTATTTCTTCTACTTCTAATCCTGCTCAATTTATGAATAGTTTACTTCATGAACAATATCATCTTATTGAACATATAGTAGAAAAATATAATATAAATCCTTTTAGTGAAGAAGCTGCTTATCTTGCTGGATTTATTGGTCAAAAGATGTATCCTAAAGTAAAATATTTTTTATGCAAATGTCATTGTAAATGATACTATTAATTTAATTGCAGTAGTATATCTTAAAGATAATACTACTGCATTTTTTTTATACAATTTTATGTATTGTTTGTTAGTTATTCAGATAAATGTATTATATTTGTATATATTCATTATATTAATAAAATAAATAAAGTTATGTCTTCGATTGCACAATTAGTTTCTGAAATTGCTCATTCTTTAAAGCAACCTGATAGTGTGCCTGTACGTCGTGCTATCAAACTTGGTATAATTCATGCTCGTAATGAAGCTATTAGGCGTAGTTATGGTAATCATAATTATACTGATAAAGTTCTACAACAAAGATTTAGACTTTCTATTGTTAATGTTACAGATGGTGATATACCTGGTGCTGATAATCCAGCTATTGCTCGTATTAAAAGAACTTGTTGTAAAGTTCCTCGTCCTGTAAGACTTATTAATAACTTACCTTTTCATTCTGTTCGTACTGCTGGCGTAGCTAATCCTGTTGAGATTGCTTACGTAAAAGAAGCTGGAGCTAACTATTATAAGCATCTTCCTGGTATGTGTAGTACTCTTACTTATGATTATATAAATGAATATATTTATATTAATACTTTAAATAATGATATTCTTAATAATATACCTTTTATTATAGTTGAATCTGTTTTTGAGATGCCTCATCTTATTTTACCTGAAGCTAATGGAGAGTCTCTTAATCCAGATATTATTGATGATAATGATGAATTTCTTCTTCCCGAAGATATGATTAATACTGTTAAGAAACTTGTTCTTGAGACATGGAATGCTAATATTGTTCGAGATACTAATGAAGTATCTTCTCCTAATATCGTAAGTTAATAAAAGATTATGCTTCCCGATATTACTATTAAAGGATATTATCTTCAATTTATTCATAATGCTAAAAATGATATAACTAAGTATAAAAACAATCTTGAAGTTACTCTTAGTATTAAAGAACAAGTTTATAAATATATTGAAGATAATAAAGCTATATTAAATGATTCTTTTAATATTAATCTTGATGATATTGAAATAGAATTTTGTCAAAAGAAATATAATCCAAAAGAATATCTTTATAATATTGTTATTAAACTTCTTAGAAATATAGATACCCATCCTAATAGAATAGTTCTTTTACAACTTGCTAAATATTGTAATATACTACGTAATGAAAATAAATATAATAAACTTATAGAACTTGCTAATAAACGTAAAGATATTAAGTTTGGTGTTTATCGTAAGTATGTTACTGCTTATTATAATAAAGTACATAAATGTGTACTTAATGGAATGGGTTATAAATTTAGTTATGGTATTGGTACTTATATTATAAATCATTGGAAACTTGACCCAAAACGTATTAAAAATAAAGTTCATCTTGATTATGCGGCAACTAATGCTAAAAAGAAAGAACTTATTGCTAAAGGTATAAAACTTTATGATGATAAAGAAGCTGCTTGGTATGAAGCAAGACATATTCCTTATAATGCAGTTGACTATAGAATTTATAAAGAAAATACTGATTGGTATGAATTTACTTTTATTAAATCTGAAATTTTTAAAAGTAATAATCTTGAATATCAGCGTACTGAATATGTCGCTACTAAATATAGAGGAATGTCTTATACTCAAATGGCAGAAGAATTATGTCATACTGAAGAAGACATTTATAATCTACAAGTAGATATAAAATATAAACTTAATATTCTTTTATATAAAGACCCAACTAAGTATTTAAATTATGTCCGCAATGCTGAACAATGTAAATACAAATGTGGAGCACATAATAGCTAAGATTGATAATGATTTCAATCCTGATAATAGTGATTGGATACCTCGTGTCGGAGCTTGGTGTATTGATGCTATGTCACAGTTAGATGTTCTTCGTACTAAACGTAAGAAGAAAAAGTTGACTGTTAAAGATAGGATTGCTTATTCTGGATGTCCTATTAATAATACTAATATTAAAGTATATGACAATAATGGTTGTGAAGTAAAAGAAGCTGACGAAAGCTCATGTTGTAATAATTCTCCCTCTACGGGGGAGGAAACAACTGCTATTACGTCAGTTACTCCAGACACTGTTGATGTTGTCAATACTGGTAAATCTCAACATATCGCTAATATAGCAGATACTATTAATGATAAATATCCTTATCGTTATAACGTTAGACATATATCTGCTGATGCTAACCTTTGTAAAGAACGAAATTATGTTCTTGTTGATTGTAATAAAATTGAAATAAATTTTGATGCTAATTATATTTATGTAGAAACAGAATATATTGAAACTACTTATAGTGAATCTTATAATTGTGAACTTCCTATAATTCCTAATAATGGTTTACTTATAGAAGCTATTGCTTATTATTGTATATATAAAATGCTTTGTAGAGGATATAAACACCCTGTGTTTAATCTTAATGCTTCTCAATATGGAACTAATCCATATTATATATGGACTCAACTTAAAGATGAAGCTAAGCGTTCTGTTATTGCTGATATTGTTGATAATGCTGATACTGATTTGTTTAGGTCTAATCTATTTGTAAATACATTCGACCCTCGACATTGATTATAATAGCTATTTTTAGCTTGTGTTTTAATTAAATATAATGTACTGATAATTAATATTAGTTTTGATAATAATTCGTTATATAAGCTAAGAATAAGTCATAATAATTAATAATTTTACATTTGTTATGGATATTTCTCCTAAACTTCAAATGAATCTTCATCCTAAAGACGCTGATAATTTGTCTTTAGTTACCGCTTTGAATGTTAAACTTTCAAATGATGAGAATTATATTACTAATGAAGAAAGTATTAGAGAGAATACTTTTATTAGTAATTTTCTTAAAGAATATTATAAAGGTAGTAATGGAGTTTACTATGATTTTACTATTATTGCTATAATACCATGTAATATAGAACTTGCTATTATTGCTATTAAAAATAATAATAATACTAAAGCTCAAATATTTCGCTATAGAGAAAAAACTACTAATAGTGAAGAGTCTATGAAATGTGTATATGGTAATGATGACACTAATTATCTTAAATATCATGGAGGTAAAATAAAAGGAACATTTACTTATAATGTTGAAAATAGTCTTATGCTTGCTATTGCTGAGTATGATGGATTAGAAGAAAAAATACCTCTTCGTACTATCAATCTTGGTAATTATAATGATGATACTATTTTCAATGATAAAGATATTCCTGATAGAGCTCTTTCTATTGCTCCTGAAGTTAGAATACCAAGTATGTATAATCTTGAATATGTTACAGGAAATGCTTATAAAGGTTGGTATTATCTTTTTGTTCGTTTTAAAATTAATTCTGTTGATTATACTCAATGGTTTAGTTTTGGTTTTCCTATATATGTAGATACTCTTGAAAAATATGCTATTACTCGGTATTGTTATCGTCAGAAAATAACTAAATCAAATAGAACAGATGCTGCTAAAATTACAAATCCTGAAGAACCAGAAGATGGTTTTTGTGCTGGAGCTTCTGATTATTTTAGCAATACATCTAATATTGCTACTGAAACTTTTAAAATAGATATTGAATTTAACGCTAAAAATAATATTTATAGTAAATATCAAATAGGTATTATTTGTGCATCTAAATCTTATACTAAAGCATTTAGAACTTCTGATATAAATTTTGATTGGAATAATATTGATGATAGTAATATTACTACTGAATTTATTTTAAATAATGCTTCTTTAATAGAAGCTGCTGCTTCTGATTTTATTGTAGACAATTATAATTATTTTGATGTTAAAAACATAATTAATTATAAAAATAAACTTTATATTTCTAATTATAAAGAAAATAATGCTAATGATAAAAGCATTATAAATAATAAAATACTTAAAGATATAGATTTAACACTTTCACAAAATTTTATAGATGGTAGTCCTATAAGTTATGATTATACCATTTCTTCTAAATTTAATACTAATCAATCTAATCAATATGATGGCAATGAAGATGGTATCCCTGGTACTGTTTATTTTAATCTTAGTCCTGATGAAAATATATATATATCTGGAACTTGTACTATATATGATAAAGATGGAGAACGTAATGATACTATTAAACAATCTTTTAAAGTTGAAAATGTTAGTATAATAGAAAGTTCTACTAAGTTTATTATAACAAAAGACGGTTCTGGGTATCATTTAAATAGAATTCGTGAAATTCCAAGTCATATTGCTGTTGCTGTTATTATTAAATCTCGAATCGCAGGGACTTATAACTATGAATATACTGTTTATAAATTTTATGGCAATGTATATATAAAAAAAGATATATATAATGAATCTTCTAAAGATGTTCCTGTTATTGAAATAAATGGAGATGATTATGCTGTAAATGGTGGAGTTAATTATCTTAATATAAATACAAGTTTTAATAATAGAAAAATTAATAAAACTCTTATTGCTGGTGAAGTTTATAATTTCTTTATACATTTTGTTGATAAATATGGTCATTGTACTAACGGTTATAGAATAAATAATAATACTGTTTGGATTGCTGGAAATAGTAATACAGAAATAGTTCCTATTGCTTTTTCTTTTCAAGGTAATACATATTATGCTTCTATGCCTGTAAATTCCTCTGTTTGTAAGGATGGAAAACTCAATACTATTGGTTTAGAAATATATAAAAAAATAAATGTTGGTTATGCTAAACTTACTGAAAAATTAACAGATACTAAATATATAGAAGCTTTTAAATCTTTATTTAGTAATTTTGAGGATGACAAATATAATGATGTAAAATGGTTTCAAATAGCTTCTGGATATGGTGCTGGTGCATTTCTTCCTTATTATAATAATAATGGTGATAAGTTATTTAAAGTTCCTGTTGGTGAACATAATGGAGATTCAATAAGGCAATATGGTTTTAATATATCAGGAGTTGTAATACCTGATAATTATGTAGGATATTTTATTTCTTATGAAAAATTTGAACCTATTAAACGTATTACTGGTATGCTTACTCGTAATGACTTTAAAAATCAAGATGATATTGAATTGACTGCAACAGATACATATTATGTAAAGGGAGGTAATAATAGTAAATCTGATTTAATGTATTTTTATAGTGGACAATATGATATTTCTGATTCTATACGTCTTGATTATAATTTAATGAGTATAGAAGGAGTTAATGTTTGGGATAAAATAGATATTCCGCTTTGGGATTATAATCAAAGAGGTTTTTTTTATAAGTTTTGCCATGATATGAATAAACCTCAAGTATTATATGATAATAATAAAAAAATTGTTATTTTATTCGCCCAAGCTCCTGCATTATATCCTGTTCCAAAATATAAACTTGTTATTGCAGATAGTACTGTTGATAATAGAACTGGTCTTGGTACTGCTCTTCAATTAAAAGATTCTTATAATTTATTTCCCGATTATACACCTGGTAATAATCGTGATAAAATAAAACTTTATAAGGTTACTTTATTTAATACTAATAGAAATATTTATATGTCTAATAATAAAACATTAATTAGATGTACCAATGTTGTTTATAGAACAAATCTTATTGATAAAGATAAGATATATAATGGTGTTATGACTTATGATGGTTGTATAATATATGAACATTCAGGTCTTAATTTTAATACTGCAAATAATATAGCTTATAGATTGAAAAATAATTTTAAATATTATACTTCTGATGCAAATGAACGTCATACTTATGAATTAAATTGTCCATTTATGGCTTATCTTCAAACACCTTGTGTTGATGACCATTTTTATGAAAGTAAATGTTTTAAGAATGAACCTACTGGTTATGTATTCTATGTAAAACAAGATACAAGCAATCTTGATAAAGCTAATGAAAATAATAAATTTCAAACAGGTTGTATTGTTACTCCTGCTAATAGTATAGATTTATTTGAAAATAGACAAGGTAGTTCTGATACTTTTAATCCTAAGACTTTTACTAATTATCGTGAAGATTTAGTATCTGTTGATAATTTTGAAAAAACTGTTCGTAGAAGTGCTATTATTCAAGACGAAACTCGTACTAATGGATGGAGAACTTTTCCTGTTGAAGCATATAAAAATATTACTGAAAATAAAGGTGTTATTACTAATTTAGTTGGCATTGGTACTATGTTGCTTGTTCATACAGAACATAGTCTTTTTATGTTTGATACAGACAATACTCTTGAAACAAAAGATAAATCTATTCAACTTAGTCAACCAGATGCTTTTGAAGTTGCATATAAAGAAGTATTTACTTCTGCCCTTGGATATGGAGGCTTACAAGATGATAAATCTTATATTGTAGACCAATTTGGTTATATTTTTTATAATAATGATTTTCATCGTTTTTATAATTTTGATAATGGACAATTAAATACTATTGATAGTGATATTATTCAATGGCTTGATAAATATAAACCTTATAATATACGATTTGGTAATGATAAGTTTAATAATCGTGTTCTTATTAAAATGAATTATCAAATTAATAATGTAGAAAAAGATGTTGTTTTAAGTTATAATTATAATACTAATCATTTTGTAAGTTTGCATGATTACTATTTTGATGAAGCATTTAATACTAAATCTCAATTATATTTGAAATGTAATGATGAAATTCATAATAATTGTTCTCTTCATCAATTTATTCAAGATGGAAGTTCTTATGGAAGTTTTGATAATGTTAAAACTAAAATAAAAACTATTGCTACTTATCCATCTCGAATAGGAATTATTATTAATGAACAATATAATGATATTAAATTCCTTGAATATATTACTTATAAACTGAATAAATTTGCTAATCCAACAAAAATTGATTATACTTACTCCCCCGTAGAAGAAATGGTTACTCCATATAGTGCTGATTTACTTAAAGTTTATAACAATCAAGTTGATACTGGAGAACTTGATATTCTTATTGACAAAGAAAAAGCTAAAAATGTTTTCTGCGATTATACTAAACCTTATTGGGAACTTGGTAATTGGAACTATAGTTATCTTCGTAACAATATTGCTAATAGAAATAATTATGGTGATGCTTTTAATATGAGTAGAATTTTTGGTAATTACTTTGTTGTTGAATTTACATTTTCTAATACTGATAATCTTAAAGTTGAATTTGAAGAACTTAAATATAAAATTAATAAATAATTTACAACTATGAAACGTAAAGTTATTAATAAAAATAGTCGTAAAAAGGCATTTATTGGTGCAGCTATTGGTGCAGTTGGAAACTTAGCTGGTGGTATTATTGGTGCTTATAAGCAGAAGAGAGCCCAAGAAAAAGCTTATCGTCAAGCTCAAAAAGAACAAACTCAAAATGAAGGTTTTCAACAAGCTCAAGCTATGAGTGCTCAATATGCTAATCAAGATTATGTTGATGAATATAGAAATAAAATTACTCTTAAAAATGGTGGTAAAGTTAATATGAAAAAGAAAGGTAATGACCGTATAGTTATGGCTAAAAAGCTTGCTTGTGGCGGTAGAAAGAAAGCCGGTCTTGGAAGTGAAATTGCTAATGATTTTAAAAACATTGGACAAGAGTTTAAAGGTGATAATCTTGGTAATACTATTGTAAGTGCTATTAATGGTATAACATCTGGTATTAATAATAGTTATGCAAGTAAACCTAATTATACAAGCAATCTTCAATCTACAGCTACTACTACAAATTATATTAATAATGCTCAAGAAATTGTTCGTAATGCTGAACAACGTAAGCAGCAACGTACCGCTACTGCTAAATATGGTACTCGTAAAAGTTGTGCTTGTGGAGGTCGTAAGAAAGCATTATTTGGTATTGGTGATGCTATTGGTGGTATAAGTAGTGCACTTGGTGCTGCTTTTCAATCTACTACTCCTCAAAAGCAAGTTAAAAAATCTGCTGGTTTTGCTTATGAAGCTCCTAAAACAGGTATAGAACAAAATAGTTATCAGACTGATGCTAATGGTAATCCACTAAATGCTGTTAATGTTAATAATGCTGCTCAACCTACTATTAATGGTACTAATGCATATAACGATAGAATGAATATGGCTCGTATGGGTACACGCCGTAAATGTAAGAAATAAGTTCTAAAATAGCTATTATTAGCTTCAATTTACTATTAATATATAATTGCTTATAATTATATCATATTTTATATAAAGTCGCTTATATGAGCTAAGAATAAATCAAAATAACTAATTTTTCATTATTTGTTATGGTTAAATATAAAGTTTTAAAAGGTGATACTTTAAGTTCTATATCTAAAAAATATTATGGAAATGCTAATAGATATATGGACATTGCTCGTAAAAATGGTATTACTGATATTAATTCTTTATCTATTGGGCAAGAATTAAAAATTGACGAGTCGAATAATAAAAATAATAATACTATTAATAATACTAATAATACTAATAATAGTTATAAACTTGCAAAAGGAGATAATTTATCTAAAGTTGCTGCAAATAATGGAATTACTTTAAATGAATTATTAAAATATAATCCTAATATTAAAAATCCTAATAATGTATTAATAGGTCAATCTATAAATCTCCCTAAAGAAAAGAAATATACTCCTAAAGTTAGAACTATTCAAGAAATAGAAAATCTTGAAAAAGAATATAATAATGATACTGATGAGAATATTATAAACAAATGGCATGAAAGAAATAATACTAATAGACCATATATTATAGATGATAAAAAAAATAATAAAATAGGTATTTATAAAAATGGTAAACTTATAAAATCATATCAAGCTATTCATGGTAAAAATAAAGAAAGCGATGATATGACTATTACTCATACTGATAATAAAGGAAAAATTATTAATTTAGCTGGAAATTTATCTACTCCTGCGGGTTATTATATAAGTAATAGAACTAATGATTATCATGGTGCTCCTGCTTATATGAGACAAACTAAAGCTATGAGAGATAAAAAACTTAATGCTGGTATTCCTTCTTCTATACATAAAAGAACTATTATTGAAAATGCAAATACTAATGGTTGTACAGGAGTATGTGGTGCTGATTTAAAAGATATGGCTAATATTCTTGGAAATACTAAAGATATCGAAACATACATTTTACCTTCTGATAAACGAAATAGATTTAAAATTAGAAATAATAGTATTCAATTTAAAAGTCATGATGTTTCTAAAACTCCTGCATATAGTACTTTGAAATCTAATCCTATTCATAATATAAGATGGTCTACCAAAGGTTTAGATGAACATCAACGACAAGTAGTTAAACAATATGCTACATCTTTAATAAAAAATAAAGCTAATATACAAAAGAAATTAGGAATTAATGACGATTCTTATAATAAACTTGCACAAAATGCTTTAGGTATTCTTGGTGTAGAAAGTAATTATGGACAAAGAAATACTGCTATTGGTAATTTTATAAGAGCTGCTCGAAAAGCAATATTTTCTAATAATTCTTCTCCAGACATTTATAGTAAATTTGATACTTATGGTATAAATGATGATAATAATTCTATAGGACTTACTCAAATAAGATATAAATATCTTTCTAATGACGTAAAAAAACTATATAAGCAATATGGTATTACTAAAAAAGATTTAGTTCATAATCCATCTAAAGCAGCTATTGCTACTATGATAAAATTAGCAGATGAATATAAACGTGTAGGTTCTATTGATAAAACTATTAAAGGTTATAATAATAAAAATTCTTATTCTAATATGGTTAATAATCAATCTAAACGTTTTATTATTACTCAAAAATATAAAATGGGAGGTAATGATAAATTAAAACCAAACGTAGTTAGAGGTGGACAAGCTATCCCACTTAAAGGTAAGACTAACTACTATTATATGCAAGGTCGTAAACATAAAGACGGAGGTATTGATATTGGAGAAAATCCTCGTACAGGTCTTGAAGTAGAAGACGGTGAAGTTATGCACGTTTCTAATAATGAAATTAAAGTATTTAGTTCTGTTCCATTTCTTAATGGTAAATCTCCTGCTCAAAAAGTTATGGGTGGTGAGAATCCTACTAAAGTGTTTAATCAACAAGAAGAATTTAAAGATAGAAAAGGTCTTAATGATGATGGTACTAAAAAGAAACAAAATGGAGGTTCTATTAAATATATTTATAATAAAGTAGATAAAAAAAATACTCCAGATTTTATTAGAATGAGAGATGTTAATAGAAAATCTATTCCTGATTGGAATAAAAAAGGTTTCACAAGTACTAATAAAGTTTCTATTGGAACTGATGAAAATGGACAAGATTTTTTATATAATGATATTCAAGATGATGGCAAAGGTGGTCTTATAGATATGACTAATCCTAAAAATTATAAAAATGGAAAATATATGGGAGATGTTAGAGCCATAGAAAGAGGAGATACTATTCATATTAATTCAATCAAGGATGGTTTAATATTTAGTAAAGATTATAAAAATCATTATCCTGGATTTAATATTAGTCCTATGCCAAATGCTAATAATAAAAAGAAAAAACGTATGGGCGGATTAAGTAGAAAACAAGATTATGGGTCAAAGTCTAAGCCTTATCCTAAAGTTAAGGCAGGAGATTTTGCTGGTAGTGGAAGAAGTTATCCTATTCCTACTAAAGCTGATGCTATTGATGCGCTTAGACTTGCAGGATTGCATGGACGTAGTGATGTTAAAGCTAATGTTTATAATAAATATCCTGAGCTTCGTAAAAAAGCTAAAGTTGGTGGACTTTATTCTGTTACAATCGATGGTAAAACTAAATTGCATAGATTCCCTTCTACGGGGGAGGATATGTTAGACAAACGTCGTAAATTTATTGGTGGAGGTTCTGATGTTTTTGATGATTATACACCTTTTAAAGAAAATGTCAATGTTGTTAGTCCTTGGAAAACTTTAGCAAAAAAAGAAGAAGCTTATAAGCCTTTTGATAAAGAAGGCAAACCTGTTAGTCTTTGGGAACATTTAACAAAAGAACAAAAAGATGATGATTATAAACTTTCTAATAGTAATAATAATACTTTTGAATTTGTTAGTCCTTGGGAGCATTTATTAAAAAAAGAAGAAGCTGATAAAAAGAATACTTATGAAACTATTCCAGGAGTACCTTGGACTCGTAAACCTAAAACTCCTGAGATGCTTGCTGATGAACAATATAAGAAAGATAATCCTAATGTTCCTGAAATGTTACTTCGTCCTCGTGACCAAGTTGAAACAAAAGATGATACTAAAGATGATACTAAAGATAATTGGTGGAAACGTACATTTAATAAGGCTAAACAATATGTTAAAGATAATCCTGATACAATTTCTAACGTAATTACTGACGGTGCAGGACTTGCTTCTAATATTGTTGGTGGGTTTATTAGTCATAATATGAATAAAAAAATGCTTAATAAACTTAAATATAATTCTCAACCTATTGCAAGACAAGCTGCTAAACTTAAAACTAATATTAATATTAATCCTCAACTTGATAAAATGAGGGAAAGTCTTGCAGCATATGAAAGAGATATTGATACTAATACAGCAAGTTCTCGTGTTGCTCTTGCAAGAAAACAACGTGCTCGTCTTGCTAATATGTTACAAACTAATGATTTGTTTGGTAATAAAGAAAATATGGAAACAGAATTGATTAATAAAGACAGACTTAATCAACAATCTGTTGCTGATGCTAATATTAGAGATTATAATGATTGGCGTGAGAAGAAAGCTGCTTTTGATAATGTTGTTCGTGAAAAGAAAGCTGAAAATGATGTTTCTCTTATTAATACAATTAATGCTGGTGTTCAAGATATTATTGGTCGTGGAGAAAAGAGAAAATCTGAAAGACAAACTCGTCTTGCTATGGCTGCTGCCAATCCTAATGTTAATCCAAGAATACTTAAAGATTTAGGTATTAAAGGTATTAGTAATGATGATATTGAACGTTGGGAAAAAGCTTTTGCTAAGAAAAAGAAGAAAAATAATAATGAAAATTAATATTATATGAAGACTTTTGAATATTCTACTCGTGAGTACACTCCAAGTATTGACCTTAATACTTTAGGACAAACATTTAGTACTCTTGAACAAGGTCATAAAGAGGCAGTAAAGGCTGCGTCTGACCTTGAAGTTGCTGTTGCTAATCTTAAAATGAATGAGGCAGAAGATGGTTTTAAACAACAACTTGTTAATGAAATAAAAGATACTGTTGATAATAATACTATTTATGGTAATTCTTATGGTGCTCTTGATGATTTAATTATGCAATCTGGAGATATTGCTTCTGATGGTCGAATTATAGGTCGTCTTAGAAGTCAAGCTGCTAAAGAAGAATATGATAAGAAAGTCGATGCTATGAGTATTCCTGATGGTATGAAACAAATGTATAAGGAAAAAAATCCTTATCATTATGAAGATGGTGGTATTGATGAACGTACTGGACGTCATCTTCCTGGTGAAACTTGGAAACCTACTACTAATCCTGTTACAACAATTCCTGAAGCAGAAATACAAAAATATGCTCTTCAAATAGCAGCTAAAGATGCTGGTGGAGGAGAAAGTGTTAGTTTTCTTGATGAAAATGGTAGACCTACTTCTGACCCTACTAAATCTGAAGATGGTTCTATGTATAAAAAAGTAGGAACAAAGTGGGAAAGACTTAGTAAAGATAAAATTAAAAAAGCGTATGATGTAGCTATTAATTCTATCCCTGGTGCTGCTGATAGTCTTAAGCAAGACTATGAATATGCTAATTATGAAAGAGATAAACTTGCTAAAAAAAGTGATAATCCTAATCCTTATGTAAAAGGTCTTACTGATAAAAATGGCAATATTTATCAATATAACCAATGGCTTAATAATAGAATAAATGGTTTTGCTGATGTTGCAGCATATAATCATGTTTATAGTAGTGTTGACTATGGTACTGCTCTTCAAAATAGACGAGCACGTGAAGCACAAGCTAAAGCACAAGCAGGAGTAAATGATAATGGTGCTAAAGATACTGGCTTTGGTACATTTATTGCAGGTACTAAAGAAGTTGAAGGAAATGCTTTTGCTGGAGCTGAAAGTGCTAAAGCTGCTGCTAATCAACAAGGTTTAAGTATTGTTAAACGTATTGCTGGTGATGCTTTTAAAGGAGCTGATTCTATTACTGATATTATTAGAATGACTAAATTGAAAAATGGTGCTTCTGGACCTGGTATTGCTGCTAATTATATTATTGGTAAGTATGGCAAACATATGACACAGCAACAAAAGGTACAACTTATTAATAGTTTTAAAGGTTATGTGTCTGCTAATGCACAATATAATAAAATGATACAAGCAGCAGGTTCTGATGCTGATGCTCTTAGATTTAGTGCAGACGTTGCTAATCAAAATTTTAATAATAATAATAAATATAGTCGTGCTATTATAAATAGTTTGAATAATTATTTTAAACGTAACGATTATGCTCGTTGGAAAGTTGGTAAAGATGTATTTAATGAGCTTACAAATCTTTATAGAACAGATGTTGCTGGTCTTAGAAATATGGGTATAATTATTTCTAATGATGAGGATGGTAATTTTGATGTTAAAATAGATGCTCAACATAGAAATCTTATTCCTAAATTTGCTGCTACTATTAGAGAAGCCGACGATAGAGTTCCAGGAAGTATTGGTGGATGGTTTAAAAATAAATTTACTACAGGAGTTGGTAGTGGAAATTATTATGAATATGGAATAGGAGCACCTATGGGAGATACTCCTTTAAGAAGTAGTACTTTTTCTAATCTTATAGGCTATTACAAAAGAGGTTTAGAAGCTGGTGCTAAAGTTGAAAAGAAAGTAGGAGTTAGTAAAGGTACTATTAGTATTATGGGTGTTGATGCTTCAAGTTATGGTGCTTTATGGGAAAGAGAAAATGCTGTTGCCAATGGTATTAACGAATCTGAATTACAAAATCGTATTGAACGTCAAGATTCGCAAGTAGACCTTATGTTCTCTGCTGGCAATTTTGATTCTGGACTTATTGAACAATTTGATGCTGCAGGTAGACTTACTAAAGTTACTAATGGTGTTCAAAATGCTAAATATCTTATTCAGTCTATGTATGCTAATGATGAATGGAGAAAGAAAATTAAACGTACTGTAATGGTTCCAAGTAGTACTACTGCTGGTCAACCTAAAGGTTATTATCTTACTTTTACTGTTCCTAAAGGTCTTAATATAGATGGATATAAAGAAGGTCAAACTTATAGATTTGCTGTTTCTGGAGTTAATAATGAAGAAAAAAATTATGACCCATCTTATAATCCTACAACTCTTGCAAATAATGCACTGATTACTGCTCGTGCTACTGGTAGCAATGTTGAAGGTTTAGGTTATGATAAAGAGTTTGGTGATACCAGACTTACTGTTAATAAAAATGGTAGTTATCATACTAATTTTATGGGGGCTAATAGAAATTTAGATTCTGCAACTGCTGAACAATATACTTCTATTCTTTATACTCTTGACCAATTAAAAGCTCAATATCAATCAGGTACTTTCCATGATTCTACTCTTCATCTTCAACAACTTGATAATAGTTTAAAAACTATAAGTGAGAATCTTTCTGTTATTACTAATGTTAATGCTAATGTTATTTATAATACTATTGGTAATTATTTTAATTATGTTGAATAATGGATAAGCATAAAGTTACAACTGGTAATAGTCTTCTTGATAGACTTAGTGCAGGACCCTATGTTAAGAATCCTGAATATAATCCTAAAACAAAGGCTGGACGACTCCAGCCTCCTGTTTTAGTTGATACTACTCCTGGTGATTTAAATGGTGGTGCATGGAGTAATACTGTTAATAAAATGAGAGGTCTTCAATTTACAGGTCGAGATTTAGGTATGACCAATGAGCAAATAGAGAGTGATGCTGAAAACGGCATTACTCTTTCTCCATATAATACAGAAGATGACCTTAACAAAGCTCGTGCAGATAATCAAAGTGGTTTTGAACAATTTGGAAATTTTCTTATGCAAGCTGGTGTTGGAGAAGTTATTCTTGGAACACTTGAAGGATTTGGAAATATTGCTGATGGTATTATTAATACTTTTACTGGGGATAATTATGGAAAGAATGCTTATACCCAATTCATGACTGAAGCTAAAGAAAATCTTAAAGAAAACTTTAAAATTTATAGAGAAAATCCTAATGCTTCTTGGGATATGGGAGATTTTGGATGGTGGATGGATAATGCTGTTAGTGTTGCATCTACTGCTTCTTTAATGCTTCCTGCTGCTGGATGGGCTAAAGCTTTAAGTTATACTGGTAAATTATCTGGTCTTAGTAAATTAGGTAGAGCTACTTCAAGAGGTATAGCAAAAGGTATAGCAAAAGCTACTACAAAAGGAACTAATATTGCTGGAGATTTTGGTGCAATTCGTACTGCTGCTGCAAGAGCAGGTAGAATAGACCAAACGATTAGAGGAGGTGCTGATGTTATTACTCAAGCTGTTCTTAGTAGAACTGGTGAAAATTATATGGAAGCTAAAGGAGTATATGATGATGTATATACGAGTTCTAAAGAGAATCTTGAAGGAATGATTGCTAAAGATAAACAAGAAGGAACTAATGAGTTTCAAAAGTTTATAGCTAATAATCCTGAATTTGAAAATATGTCTGTTGACGATATTGCTAAAGAAATTGCTCGTAAATCTGCTAATAAAACTTTTTATAATGACTATTGGATGCTTCTTATGGATATACCTCAATTTAAAGCTCTTGGTAGTATTTGGGGTAAAGGAGCAAGACGTAGTTCTACTGCTGCTGAAAGAATAGCTGCTGCTAATCAACGTAAACTTCTTGCTGGCGCTACTAATGAACAGCTTATTAAAGATAATATACTTAATAGAACTAAAGAAGGAATTAGATATGCTTTAAAAGACCCTAAACGTAGTTTTGCTGCTCTTGAACTTGGTGAAGGCTTTGAAGAATTTTATCAAGGTATTCAAAGTGAGAAAGGTATGGAAGTTGCTACAAAATATTTTGACCCTTCTTTTACTTCTCGAACTCTTAGTAGTTATCTTGCTGACCCATCTATGTGGGAACAAGGCTTTTGGGGTGCTCTTGGTGGAGTTGCTTTTAATAAGATTGGTGGAGGCTTACAAAAAGGAAGTAAAGCCATTCAAGGTCTTTGGAATAAAAAGCATATGACTGCTGAAGATTATGAACGTTGGAAACGTAGTGATGATAAAATAGCTCTTGAACAAATTAATAATGTAAATGCTTCCGTTAAACAATTTGTTTCTGATATTGAACAAATTAATAATGGAACAAATCCTTATGGTTTTGTTATAGATAAATCTACTGGACAATATGTTATTAAAGATGGAAATCTTGTAAATGAAACTATTGATGAAGAACAAAAAAATTTACTTAAAGAACACGCTATTAAAAAATTTGTAGATAATACTACTTTAGATGCTGTTGATAATGGTACTATTGATTTAATGAAAGATATTATTGATAGTAAAGAATTTGATAAATTTATTGCTGATAATGGTCTTCGTTTATCTGCTTCTGATAGAGCATTAAGTGCACAAGTTGTAGATAGAATGAATGAAGTTTCTGGAATATATTATAATGCACTTAATGATGTTAATTCTTTAACGGAAGATGCTAATCCTTATGTTACTGTTAATGCAGCTCGAGATATTACTCGTAATAAACTTAGAGTTCAAGATTATGATGCTCAATTAGCAAACGTTAATGCTCGTATATCAGAAGCAAACGATACTAACACTGATTATTCTGCTTACGAAGAAAAAGCCACTTATGATAGTATTCAAAGCACTCTTAGAAGATTAAAACTTCAAAGAACAGAACTTCTTAATCAATATAATGATGGAGAAATAAGTAAATCTGCTTATGAACTTCATAATAAAGAAATTGAAAGAAGTGAAAGAGCACTTATAGAACTTGCTGCAAAAACTACTACTCAAGGAGCGTTCGATAGTATTAAAAAAACTATAAAAGATTTAAATTATGATACTAAAGAAGTTGTTGACCAACTTAATAACTTTATAGATAATTATAATAAATCTATTAATGAAGGTGAATCTGCTCCTGTTGCTCCTACTGATACTATAGGAAATCTTATTAAACAAAAGATTGCTATTTCTACTCGTAGAGCTTTTACAGAATCTAAAATTCCTACTACTAAACAAGATTTTGAAAATCTTTATGATGAATTTGCTTTTTCTATGGATGCTATGATGCTTAATAAGGCTAAAGATGGTATTGAGCAAGTTAAAGAATATCTTAGAAATGCTGAAGATTTTGATGAGGCTTTAAATAAAGTCATGAATGAAAATACAGGTAATTCTAAACTTGATGAAGCACTTCATTTTCTTAAATATGGCTATTTTGCTAATGATATGGAAAATGGTCGTATGAAAGGTCAACTAACTGCCAATATCGAATTAGGAACAGCTATTGAAGATGCTCGAAAAGAAAGAGTTAAAGCTGATGAACGTAAAGAAGAAGCTGCTGAACAAGGTGTAGAAATACCAAGTAATGAAGAAACTAATGATAGTTCTCCCTCTACGGGGGAGAGAACTGAAACAGATACTACTGATACTACAGATAATAATCCTCCAGTTACTACAAATCCTGCTGATGCTGCTCCTCAACCAGAACCAACTGTTACTGAAACTCAAGTAACTCCTGATGCTGCTCCTATTACTGATACTTCTATACCTGTTGGAAAAAATCCTTTAGATACAGGTATGGGAGAAAAAGAACTTAAAGAACAAGCAGCCATTGCTTCTGGTTATGAAACAGATAATCTTAAAGCCTCTCTTGATGCAAGCAAATATGTTATGCAAATTGGTTTTAAGGAAAGTGGTCGTCTTGATAATATAACTAAAGCTCTTGCTAATGGAGATGCTTCTAAATATGAAGAATTTATTAAAGAAATTACTGATTTTCTTATAAGTAGAGGATATAGTAAAAATCTTGCTGAACTTACCGCTGGTAAAGCATTTACTAATACTGTTGCTTCGTTTGCTGCTATGGATACTAAAAGTTCTTTTGGTAAACTTGCACAACAACTTGCAATGGGTTTTGGAGAAGATAGTGCTAAAAAATATAGTATAACTGAACTTATTGATGGCAGTGGTCTTAATGAAATAGTTGAAGCTTTTCTTCAAGAATATTCAAATCTTGTAAAAAATAATAACACTATTGATAATATTAAAGTTATTAATATGTGGTCTTTGTTTGATTATATTCTTAAGAATAATGAAATAGATGCTAATACTGCTGCATTTATTTATAATAATATTGGTAAGTTTATTGCAGCTCATGATGGTACTAAGTATAGATTTACAGGATTTAATACTTCTGCTCAATATAGTGCTGAAGAGTTCTTTAATAGAATTAATGAGAATAAAGCTCAAGTTTTAGCATCTATGAATCAAATGCATATTAGTCCTATTGAAGTTAACCAAAGAACTCCTGATTATACTAAAGCTCTTATTGCTGCTGCTAATGGAGCTAAATCTTATGTACAAATAGAAGGTGCTTCTCGTAAAGATGGTAATGTAGAATTAGACGATGAAGGAAAACCTATTAATACTCATTTAGCTATATATGTTAATATTAAAAAAGGTAAGAAAACTGTTCCTGTTAAAATAGGTATTTTACGTACAGTTAAAGTTAATGGAGATTTATCTCATTTGAGTCCTGTAAGTCATTATTCTGGATTTAGTAATGTTGTTACAGTATATTCTAATAATGATATATCTCTTGATTGTGATTTCTTATTTAATGCTCTTATAGATGAAAATAGTACTGATGCTTCTGCCAAACAATTATTTAATGATTTAGCTCAATATTATATTACTATTCAAGATATTAATAATAGATTAAAAGTTAATGTAATTACTGCTGATGTTGCTCAAAAAGAAATGTCTGAAGCTATGCCTTTAGATGTTGCTAAACGTATTCTTGGAAATTCACTTATTACTGAATTATTACGTTCTGAAAGATATAAATTTTATAAACCTGGCTCATTAGAGGAAATTGGTATGGCAAAAAAACTTGCTCGTGATATTTCTTCTATATTATTTTATGGTCATGGTTTTGACCCTTCTGACCCTACTAATTATAGTATAGATACTATGGCTCTTGATGCTAATACTATGCGTGAAAGATATGACCAATGGAAACAAAAGGTTTATAGTAATTATGTTCATACTTATGAATTACAGAAAGGTCTTACAGAACAAGATTCTAAAGTAGATATTAATGTAAATCCTTCTTATTATACAACTCTTAATACTATTTCAGACCCAAACAAATATCCTAATATTGCTGATGCAGGATTTGATGTTGATAAAAACAGTCCTAATCATACTCCTTTAGTTATGGTAAATACTGAAGGACATCTTATAGATGAAGAAGGAAATGATTATGGGTCTGTTAATCTTAATATAGGTTCTTACTCTACTGGATTCCTCGTACATAATAAAGATGGTGTTAAATATGTTGCATATTTTAATAGTGCACAAGAACTTAATGGTAGTGAAATATATAAAGCTGTTCGTAGTGAAATAGCTAATCTTATTACTAAACAATTATATAATACTGTAAATGCTACTCATGATGAAAATTTTGATGAAATAATAAATAAACTTATAGAGTTGTTTAATCCTAAAGGAGCTTTTATATTTAATAATTTTAAAACTACTTTACTTGTTGATAAAGATAAAAGTATAGCTACTATTGCTGTAATAAATGATGCTGGTAAAAAAACTAATCTTATTACATTTTATCTTAGAAATATTGATAATGTTACTAACAGTCATGCTATAGGTTTATATATTCCTCGTCTTGGTAAACAAATTCCTATAACTTCTTTAAGTGGTACTAAACATAATGGAGAAGTTATTAGTGAACAAGAAATTAGAGATGCTCTTAATAAAGCTATTGAAAGTAGTATGTCGTCTTTTAAACTTAATAAAAGTTTAAATGTTCTTATGAATAAAGCTACTGGTGGTGCACAATCTCGTTATTATCGTAGAGAAAATGGTAAATTTATTATCAATCTTGGTGGAAAAGATTATGTTTATGAAAATTATGGAGATTTTATGCTTCAAAATAGAGCATTTAATACTAATGTGGATGGTTCTAATGGTAGTTTTATTACTGGTCATTTAAATGAAAATCGTATTACTATAAATACTTCTGTTAGAGATACTTCTCAAGATGTAACTCCTAAAAATACTTTTGTTAGTGATTTATTATTTAATGATAAAAATCCTAATAGAAAAACTGTAGATACTAAAGATATATTAGAAGCTGCTGGTGTTCCGCAAGAAAAAATAGATGTTCTTCTTGGTACTAATTCTGGTATGCCTATTGTTTCTAAGAAAGTTAAAGCAAGCGCTACTGATGATGGTGAAACTAATGCTTATTATGATACTGATGATAAAACTGTTTATATTACAGCTAAAGGTGCTGCTTCGATGAATGGTAATCCTACAAATGCTATACGTCTTATACTTCATGAAAATTTACATAGATTATTTCATAATAAACGTAGTTATACTGATACTCAAAGACAACGTATTGTTAATGAATTAAAGGAAGTTTATGATTATACTCGTGCTCAACTTGAAAAAGATAAAGCAAGTGGAAAAATAAATGAAGATACATATAATGCTATAACTAAAGTATTTGATAAAGCTACTATTTCTGATAATGAACAAACTCGTATGGAAGAGTTCTTAATGGAATGTCTTACTCAACCTGTTATTGTCAATTATCTTAATAATACTGATTATCATTCTGAAGCTATTATTGATGGTATTCCTCAAAAGTCTAAAAGCATATTCCAAAAAATTATGGATATTCTATTAGATTTGTTAGGTATAAATACTAATAATATAAAAAATAATAGTATATTAGCACGTGAGTATATAATACTTAGTAGAACAGCTAATGATACTAATAGTGGTCTATTTGCCAAACCTGCTAAAACTGATACTAATTCCTCCCCCGTAGAGGGAACTTCTACATCTAAGCCTGTTATTACAACTGGTAATACATCTGAAAAACTTGCTAAAGTTCGTCGAGAAATTGATGATGTTCGTAAAGGTTTTGAAAGTCGTATTAAACGTAGTGATAATTTTGCAGAAGACCATACTTATCTTATAGATGATAAACCTGCTGATACAAGTGTTACCCAACGCATACATGGTAAACAAGATATTGGTGCTTATGGAACTCCGTCTTCATTATTAGGAAATACTGCTGATGATGCTGCTCGTATATTCTTTGAAAATGATGGACATATTCCTGAGAACCATAATATACCTAATGTTACAGAAGAAGGTCGTGCTGAACTTGAAAGAGATTTGAATAAAATTAAAACTTATCTTGATAAAAAATTTGGTAAAGGTAAATATGGTGTTATTACTGAAGAGTTCCCTATTGGTGGTGTTATAAATGTTAATGGTGAAAATAAAACTATTGCAGGTACTATGGATATGATAGTATATACTGCTGATGGTGATATTTATATTTTTGACTTTAAAACTAAAAGACTTGGTACTGGTTCTGGTGAAATAAGTGATACTACTTTAAATGGTTATAAACAACAAGTTAATATATATAGACAACTTATAGTTGCTAATAATCCTCATCTTGCTGGAAGAGTTAAGACTGGTGCTCTTATTAAATTTATTACTGATTATCCTGCTCCAACTGGAGGTATAGAATATCAAAAACATCCTACTATTCCTAATCAGTTACAAGTTAGAGAAAGCAAAGATGAAGAATTTGTTAATATTCAAGATTCTCTTGTAGAATATTCTGCCCCTTATTTCTTTGGTGATACAGATTTTGAAAAAGCTCATATAATTAATGTTGAACAGCAAGATTTTGTTGATGAAATAACTGCTCTTCCTGAACAACAAAAATCATCTGAACAAATTGGAGATATTGCAGGTAGTGAAATGTTACAAGAAGATTCTGATGAAGGTTTTAATCCCGATGATTATAATTTTGATGATGATGATTATGGTACTGAAGATTTCGATACTGCTGACAAAGAATATAAAGCTTCTACTGATTTAATAGAAGTTGAAAGAAAAGGTATTACTCCTACTGAAATTTATGCTACACCTATTGCTGATGGTGCTACTGATAATGCTTATGGTATTCAAGTTGTCAATGATATAAGTAGCTATGTAGATAGCTTCCCAAACCAATATCGTTCTGATATTAAGCAATTATTAGCTAATAATGAATTAAACTATACTTGCCAATAGAAATTATAAGCATATACTACATTGTAGATTGTGGAGCTAAATTTAGCTTCATAATCTACAATATTTTTCCAAAACAACGTGTTCGTCTTAGTGATGAATCTTAAGAAATTGAACAAGTTATGAAATGTACAATTAATGACGTTAAACTTTCTTTTGATAAGGAAAACCGTCTTCGTGAAACAATTTTTAGAGTTAGTAAAACTGATACCAATAAAGCTGTAGTTCTTGCTGGACTACTTACCAATGTTGATTTTAAAAAGTTTCTCCTTGAGAATATTACAGAAGCTGATGTTCTTAAAGGAGAAACTGTTTCGTTTAATTTATTTACTAATAAAGATTATGTAAAACTTAATCAAAATAAATTAGGTTCTTTGCTTAATGATTTTTATAAGGATACTTATCTTAGTGTAGATAATAGTCATACTATTAAAGGAATGGGAAGACTTGACGGTTTTACTTCTGCTGCTGCAAAAACGATTGCTAAAAATCATACAGCTTCTCTTATTATTAAAGAATATAGAAAAGAACTTGTAAAAGCACCTAAAGCTCGTAGAAAACCTTTGCAAATTATTGCAGATGTTAATGATAAGATGTTAGATACTTTCTATAATCGTGTTAATGATTTTACTACATATCTTATTAATAAGGATAATTCTTCTAATAAAGCTAAAGAAATGGCTCAACAATATCTTGAACTTATTAATAAATTAAATGAAATTAATGAACTTAATAAACAAGATAATGAACTGTTAGAAAATCTTCAAAATAGAAAAGATGAATTAGAACAATTAAGAAAAAAATATAATGCTGATGGTAGAAATGCTTTAAAAGAAAGAAATAAAGAAAAAGCAGATATTGCTTTAAAAAATAAAAAAGAAACTGAAAAAGCTTACAATAAAGTTGAAGAAGAAGGTAGAAATATTGAAGCTGCTAAAGAACAACGTAATCAAAATGGTGCTTTTATTTCTCGTCAAAGATATGCTCTTGCCCATAATATCATAACTTTATTTGCTGATAGTTATGAAGATAAACAAGGCATTAAACTTCGTAATTATGCTAATTTAGTTACTCAAAGTAGAGCTAATGCTGATTCTTGGTATTTTCAAGTATTTAATACTAAAAATATGACTTCTGTTGTTAAGGAGTTTAATAAGGTAGAAGATATTGAAGAATTTATTGAAGCTCAAGATGAAAATAATGATGTTCTTGATAGTAAATATAATGAAAACAATATAGACGAAACTACTAAATCTTGGGAAGATAATCTTTATAAGAACTTTAATCAAACGATTAATGGTAAACTTAGAATGATTCTTTCTACAATTCCTAAACTTTCTAATAAATTTAATCCTAATGATGCTGTTCAAGCATTAGATACTGAAAATGAACTTGGTGTTTCTACTTATATGGATGCTCAATATCTTACTGTTCAAATTTATAGTTTTGGAGATTTTAGTAGTATAGATGCCCTTATTGATAGTATTGATAAAAAAAGTCAAACTATTAAAGCTATTTATGGTTTAGGACAATTAGTTAATATGATGAAACAGCATAAAGATTTTGCTAATTTTGTTTATGCTAATTTTGCTAAACCTATTGTTAATAAAACCATACTTACTATTTCAGATATATCTAATGAAAATGGTATTGAATTTGATTATAGTAATCCTAACTCATTTCCTGTTACTGAAATGGTATTTAGAATGAGTAATAAAGTTCGTGCTACTTATAATTCTACATATAATGCTGCTGATGTTACTATTCTTAGTAATATTTATGATAATTTTATAACAAATAATGATAAAAAATTTCTTGCTGATGAACTATTTAAAGTAGTTAATAGATACTTTCCTAATTTTAATAAAGATGTATTTAATAATTATTTTGATAATCTTTCAGATAATGAAATAAAAGATTCTGTAAAAAGTCTTATTCGTAATTTAACTACTGTTATTAATGGTATTGCTTCTCTTAAGAAAACTATAAATAATAAAACCTTAGAATTAAATGCAGCTTATGATGCTAAAAGAGAACAATATAATAAGGCTATGGCTGCTTATGATAAGCTTTCTGCTAAAGAAAGAAAAGATACTCCTAAACCTGAATTTCCAAGACATGAATATGTTGATTATGCTCATTATGATTTAAATAAACAAATATATTCTGGTATTATTGGTTTTGCACAGCAAATAGCTAATTATACTGATTCTCGTGCTCAACTTAATTCTACTAATGCTGAAGGTAATAGTGCTTCAAATGTTCTTAAAAATTGTTATGTTACAAGATTTTTTGACCAAATTATGGCTGAATCTGAAACTGATTCTAATGCTGGTCTTAAAAATCTATTAGCATATATTACGCAAGGTACTAATGATGGTAGAGATAATCAATATTCTAATAATCCTCTTTTCTTTGGACTTAAAGATAAAAATGGAAAAGTTATTAAAGGTGCAGAAGGAATGTTTAGTCGTACTGCTACCGGATATGAAATAAATGAAAATGCTAAAGATATTCTTAAACATAGTCTTTTTGATGGTACTAAAAATACACAAGATATTAAAGCTGCTAATTATGCTTCAATGAGTAAACTTGATTTCTTTATTACTCAATATATGGCATTTAGAGATAGTACTGCTGAAATGACAGAAGAAGGCAAAATTAAGAATATTGGAAATCTTAATAGTGCTGTTTATTCTATGCGTATTGGTTCTGATGCTCCTAAAATTTTCTTTATTCGTGCTCCTCGATATACTCGTAATCAAGTTCAATATGCTATTTATGGACATTTAATGGATGAATTTAATATGTTTATAAAAGGTATTAATGGATTGTTTGTTCAAGAAGGAGAAACTGTTGTTGACGGAAATCGTGTTCCTATATTTAAAACTCGTACTGATGTAAATAATCTTATTGGTAGAGCTTTCTTTAATGAAAAAGCTGCTGATAAACTAAAACAGAGTGGAGAAACAGATATGACCTCTGCTATTATTAAAGATGGCAAATTACAAGGTAATTTATTTAAGTTTCTTCGTCTATTTGAAACTAATGGTTATAACGCAGGCAAAGAGATAGAAAACATACTTTCACTCTACGGGGGAGTAGGTCAATCTGGTATATTAAGTCTTGATAATGATGGTAGACTTAGACTTAATCCTAATGATATTATCATTTATAATCCTTCTACTCAAAAGTTTGAACTTAAACTTACACAAGAAAAGAAAGCTCAACTTGAACAAGTAGTTCGTGATTGGACTAATAATTTTCTTATTGAAGCTAAAGGTCGTACTGCTGGATTTGTAAAAGTCCTCGAAGAAAATAATATTCCTTTTAACGAAAGAACTCTTGATGATTTTCTTCTTAATTCAGTTAATATGAATATGAATTATGATGATTTGTTTGAGGGTGATTATAAATATTATAATGGTGCTCGTGATTTTCTTAAACGTACTAAAGAGTCTCAAGCTGGTGGAGATGGATATGCCGGTTACAATATTACTGAAAAGTTTAATACTACTCTTCATGATTTAGAGTGGAATGGTTCTCCCGAAACTATTACTATTGATTCTAAAGTAATGGATAAAAATAACTCCCCTGTAAGAGGACCTATTATCATTAACGATAAACCTCTTATTGCTAAGAATGGTTTTAGAGGAGTTACTATTTATAATACTGTTAAAACATCTGATTATGTTGATGATTTACAAAAAGAACTTGAAAGTATTTTTATTGAACAAGGAATGAGTGAAGAAAATGCTCATAATCGTTCTGTTAAAATTGCTTCTGGTTATGGTTTTGCTGGAGGAGATAAAACAAAAATTAATGATGCTCAATCTTATATAACTCTTGAAGAATTTATTAGACGTAAACATGCTGATGGTACTATTGAAGATTATGCTGATTTAATTAGACAACTTCTTGACCCAAATATTAAAGCAGAAGATATTAATCTTGATGAAATAAATGCTCGTATTCAAGTTCAAAAGAACTTTTATTTTGATAAAGTATTTGATAGTGAAACAGGTTTATTTTATCCTCGTCAGATTAAAAATGCTGAGTTTGTTCTTATTCCTAAACTTCTTCCTAAAGATAGTGAACTTAGAAAGATATATGATTGGATGCAAGCTAATAATATTGGACAGCTAAATACTGCTGAAACTTCTAAAGCTGCTAAAAAGAATGTATTTACTATTTGGGATGCTAATACTGGAGAATTTAATAAAGATTTTGCTGATAGTTTTAATGAATCTTATGTTGAAGATTATTATTATCAATATCTTTATAAACAGCAAGATGTTCCTCAACATATTATAGATGAACACAATAAAGCTGGTGTTCAAATTATGAAGAAAATTATTGATAATATTATTAATGAAGAAGATGCTGATAATCCTAAACGTAAACAATTAGTTGCTTGGGCTAATGAATATCAAAATGCTTATACTACTAATATAAAAGAAGATTTTACCAATTTCCTTGATGGTATGGGATGGGCTTATGATATTAAAACTGGTACTATTGTAAATTCTGAATATGCTACTACTGATATGTATGGAAATAAACTTCCTGATGATGTTATAGAAACTAATAGAACTACTCTTAATTTTGATAATTTTTATGTTCGTGCTCGTGAAGAAGCTGCTCGTTTAGGTATGGATAGTAATTTTATGGAATATCTTATACCTGACGAATTTGGTAATCCTACTATGCCTAACTTTATGAATATAGTTACTGCTAAACTTGAAAGTGTAGCACAATCTATATATAATAATAAAATTACTCGTCAAGTTCTTCCTGGTTGGCATGCTGCTCAGATTACTGGAGTTGGATATAGTAAACGTCTTCAATTTGATGCTAAAACAGGAGTTATGCAAGTATATCTTCCTCGTTGGAGTAGTCTTATACCAAAAGGTAAAAATGCTGAAGAAGATGCTGCTATTCTTAAACAGATAGAAGAAGAAGGACTTGATATTCATATAGGTTATCGTATTCCTACTGAGGGTAAACAATCTATATCTATACTTAGAGTTGTAGGATTTACTAATGATGCTCTTGGTTCTACTATTGTAGTTCCAGATGAATGGGTTACTCAAACAGGTTCTGATTTTGATGTCGATAGTGTTTATGGTATTAGTTGGGAAATGTATGCTACTAAAGATAAGAAAGGTAATATTTCTCTTCATAAAATACCTTTTGAAGAAAATACTATTGATGAACAAAATTTATATATTCGTTATGTAAATAATAGAATTGATGCTAAAATTAAACGTACTGAAATAGGTAAAGAAATTGAAACTTCTATTCAAGATATTAAAAATAAACTTAATTTTGTTAATGAACGTGGAGAACTTAATGAAGAGTTTCAAGATATTGATAAAAAACGAGATGACCTTTTTAATGAACTTCCTGGATGGGCAAGAGGTATTTCTAAAGATATAGATAAAGCTGCTAAACGTAAATCTAAAAAAGATAAAACTACTGTTGTGGATATTAGAAGTACTTATCCAGAAATTAGTAAACAATTTTTAGATTATCTTGAAAAACATAAAGTTCCTGAAAAAGATACAAATACTGTAAAAGAATATGTAGATTATCTTACAGGACTTCTTGATATTATGAATCGTCAAGATGGTTTGCCTGCATTTGATAAAGAAGCTTATCAATCAGAAAAAGCTGAGGCTATTCAAGCTATTGTTAAAAAAGCTAAAGATGCTAATTTTAAAAAATATGAAGAAGCTGCTAAAGAAACTGGCATTATGAGTTTTGAAGAATGGTCTAAACAACCATTTGTAGAAAAACTTGATAGACGTGCTCGTAATAATTATATTATTGATAGAATGATTAAGATTATGAATGACCCAACTTCTCGTGAAGAACAATATGGTCGTTCTAATTTTGATAAAATTACTAATGGTGAAGATGGAGCTAATGATATTATCGATAAAATATCTGGTGTAGCAACTCGTCCTCGTAGCCCTTATAATCCTCTTGACCAATTAGATTATTTTGAAGATGCTATGGGCGGTGCAAGACTTAAAGCACTTTCTGTTAATTGGGATACTTTTGTTTCTAAAAATAATAAAATTAGAGCTTTTCTTGCAGAAGAAGATGCTGTTCAAGTAATATTAAATCTTGGAGAAAAATCTGCTGACGATAGCGTTATTAGTTATAATGAAGAGGAGATTAGAAAAAGTTATGCAGAAGATATAAGTGATTATGAAGAAAATAATAATGCTACTAATGTTACTTCTAATATATTTAATATAGTTCCTTTAAATTCTATTGATAAAAAAGCAACAGTTAAATCTAATATGTCTAATAAATTTATTGGTTTTGCTGATGGAATAAAAAATAGTTCTACTGATAATTATGCTAAACAAGCTAAAGCACAAGGAGTTCCTGTAAATAGTGGAAATTATAATAGTAATGATATTATTTTTGTATCTATTCCTGGTAAAAGAGGAGATGCTACTATTAGAAAACAACAGCAAGATTTAACTATAAGAGAAGCTATTAAAGCATTAAATGCTGGAGCTACTATATTAACAGATACAAAAGAATATACTGATAATAGTTATTATAATGAAGGAGAGAAAAGATTAAAAGCTAATCTTGAATATTTAGGAATAAATTATTCTGAAATAAATGGTGTAGGTGTCTGGAATAAAAATAAAGTAATTACAGAACTTAATAAACAAAATAATACTGTTGATAAAGAATATCTTCTATTTTCAAGCGGTAATAAAGATTTTACTATTAAAGAATCAAGAATTAATGAACTTAAACCTCTTATCGATAATTTAGAGAACGATTCTGATTTAATTACAATTCCTTATCGTGAATTTATTAAATATAATGCTGAAGTATCAACTTCTGATGGAAGTTATCTTGAAACTAAAGATGAAATAAAAGATTTTCTTCTTAGTGTTCTTGATAAAGAATATAAAGATATGCCTTTTAAGAAAGGTGAATTTTATATTACTAAAACAATATATGAGCTTCTTCAAAGAACTACTCCTGAAGAATTTATAGGTATTCTTAATGGTTATGATACTTTAACTACAAATGAGAATGTTAAAATTGTAGATAAAATTATCACTAATGATATTATTAATAAATTTCTTAGTCATGAACAAACTACTGAAAATGATTTAATAAAGGCTATTAATGATGTTTTTGATGAAGGAAGATATTATAATAAACCCACTCATGTTCAAAATGGAGAAATAGTTGCTTATAATATCGATATAGCTAAAGAAGTTATTGATAATAATGAATTTAAACAAACATATCCTAATGCTTATGAAATTCTTCTATCTAAATATAATGAGAGAAATGGAATAACTGATGTTCACTCTACGGGGGAGGAAACAAAGAGTAAACGTATTCTATTTACTGCTCGTCGTCTTGGTTGGAGTCGTACTAATCGTAATATTGTAGGAGACCTTGTTACTACTTATACTTCTCAAACTACAGCACATCATCTTGATGCTGTTAAAATGGGTTCTGTTCCTAACATTGATGAATTTACTTTTAGTACTTATAAATTTCTTTCTACTCTTGGTATAGATTTTGAAAATGTTATTGGGTTTATGAGGCAGCCTGTTATTACTAATCTTGTTGCCAATAATAATCTTATTAAATCTACTTTTGTTAGTAGTAGTAATCAAGCTATTAAAATGACTTTAGCTGATATTGCTAATAAATTAGGTTTAAGAAACGGTAAATATAGTATTAATTATAATACTTCTAATAATAAAATTATAGATGCTTTTAAAGCTAATATTGCTTTTATACAACAGTTTAATACTCTATTTGGAATTGATATTAGTAATATGAATAATCAAGATATTATGAATATTAAACTTCCTTTAGATAAACAACGTATGTTTACTCGTATTAAACGTGCTGCTCAAAACAAAGGAGATGTTATTAGTAATGCTGCATTTGATTTTGGTATGTTACTTACATTTAGAAATATACAAAGAAGTGCTGAAAAAGTAAATAGATATATTTCTGCTACTGCTGCTGATAAATTTGGTGCTAAACCAAGTATTCATGAAACTCGTAGAACAGTAGAACTTATCAATGAACTTAGAAGTGATTATGCTTTGAGTAAAGATGGTAAATCTTTTATTGAACTTATATATCCTTCTGCTGATGAATATCATAGTAGAATAGATGTAGAAAATTCTGAATATAAATCTATTTCTGCTGTATATGCTTATGCTACAAATCCAAGTCTTCAGACTAATACTAAATTATTTATTACTGAAAATGATGATTTTGATATTACTGAACATATTATTCAACAAACTATTCATCATAAATTTACAGAGCCAGAGTATAAAGAATATAAACGATATGCTATATCTTATCTATATAATGAGATACAAAAGCTATTAATGCCTCTTATAGTTGATAATAAAGGCAGAATTATGCCTAATACAGAAATCATAAATCAAACCAATAGCGAGCTAAAAACAGCTAATGATTATTGGAATGAGGAAAGAAGTCGTATTTGTGGATATGGTGTTGCTGTTGATGGTGATTTTGATATTAAAAATGTAAATAAACCTACTAAAGCTGATATTAATAAATTTAATAAACTTACTCCTGCTCAAAAAGTACTATTTATTCAAAAACATTTTCCTGATAATCAAGGTATATTTAATTATATTAAAGTTACTCTTCTTAATAATACTGATGTTAAATATAGAGGTATTAGTAGACAATATCTTTCATTTGATGACCAAGTAGATGATATAGAAGATTTGCTTTATTTATTTACTAATAGTTTTTCTAATCATAATCCTCTTATAAAACTTGCTGCTATTGATTTAATTAAATATGCTTTTATTGCTGAAGGATTTAATTATAAGTCTGGATATATTTCTAAAATAGTTCCTAACGAAACTCTTTATAAATCTATTGAAGAAGGAGGTCTTGATATTATTGATGAATTAAAATCTCGTATTAAGGAACTTCCTTATATAATGAGAAGTGAAGAGTTTATTGACCAATATGTTCGTAGTCATTCAGATATTATTCCTATTAAACGTCTTCGTCCTTTGCCTAAGAAAGTATTTAGTCAAGATGCTTTAGAAGAAGTTTATACAAGATATAATGAAAGTACTCAATTTTTAGCTTCTATGCGTGCTGATAAGTTAGTTCACATTGATGCTACTGTAGATAATATTAATGTTGAAAGTCTTATTAGTAGTCTTGATTTATTTAGACTTGCTGGAGGTTATACTAAAGTAGCATTTCCTATTGATAAAAATCATAGCAATACTGTTCTATATAAAGTAGAAGGGCATAATGAAATTCTTGATAAAAATAATAATGTTATTGGTTATAAAGATTATTTCTTAGTTCCTCTTAATCTTCTTGATAAGTATGAAACTTATGAATATTCTTATAATAAAAATTATAATATTTTCAATTCTAAAGAATATTATGATTATACTATTCAAGAGTTAGATAAACAAATTACTGCTGCTCGTGATGAATTATTTAATTCATATTATCTTCCAGATATTGATGCAAATATTGATGAATATATTGATGAAAATACTAAAAAGAGAATTAAACAAGAAAATAATTCTATAAGAGGAAAAGTCAATAGAAATATTCCATCTATTGTTATGCCTGTTGGTGGTTATCAAACTACTGAAATAAATCTTGCAGATAACAAAGATGGTTTAATGGAACTATATGATGGAGGTGATGATTTTACTAAAGGAGGTGTACAAAAACTTGTTGACGGTATAGTAGCTCATGTTAAAAATACTGAAAATAATTTCTCTACTCCTTATGTTCAATTTAATCCCAATATTAGTCTTAAACGTCTTATTCCTGTTGGTTCTGCTGTTACTCAAAATATAGTAATGAATGATGGTAGTACAATGAATGTTACTATTGCACATCACAAAATTACTGATAAATTTGGTAGAGAAATTGAACAAATGATGCTTGGTCATGCTGACGCAGGTATTTATGCAGAAGCTATTAAAGACCTTAATGATACTCAAACTCTTATTAAAAATGCAGATATTTATAGAATTACTAAGACAAAAGAGAATCCTAAAAAACTTAAAGAAAATGCTCTAAAAGCTGCTACTGATTTAATTGTTGATACTGACGAATCTGTTGTTAGTGGACAAAAACCACTTACCCGTAGAGGGAGAATTGATGTTGTATCATCTGCTATTATTAATGAAATATCTTATGATGCTCGTAAAAATAATACTCCTATTGCTAATTCTTTTATACATGAACTTGAACGTTATCATGTAAATAGAAATATGGGTAGTTCTATTATAGAAAATCGTGGCAATATTTATCGTTCTGCTGCAAGATACTATCGTTCTGCTGCGAATACTTTGATTAATAAACTTAATGCTTTTCAGATGCTTGATAAAGACGGTAATCCTGCAACATATAGTATGGATGACGCTGAAATGTATGAAGCCCTTGCAGTAAATGATGAATACTTTAGAGAAGTAGCTGATATTATATTAAGAGGTATTACTTTTGGTAATCGTATTGCTGATATTATGAAACTTGATATTACTGCTGAGGATAAAGAAACTAAAGAAGCCGTTCAACAAATAATTAATAGTATTAATAGTATTAGACAAAATAAAAAACTTGCAGATGCTATGAATAATATTATTAATATTTATTTCAAGAAGTATTCTACTAATCCTGAAGTAGTTCGTGGCATTCTTGATTTACGTGAATCTTTTGGTGATTTAGATAAAATAGATGCTCTTATTGCTGACCCTACTGATATTGATAATAATGAAACACAAGTTATACTTAAACAAGTTTATACTATGTTTGCTAAAGCAGAAATGTTTGATGCTCGTAATAATGTTAGAGAATGGAAAGAAAAACTTGCTGAAATAGAAGCAATGTCTGGTACTATGGATATTAATAAAGTTATTGATTCTGAAAGAGGTATGATTAGACAAGCTCATAATACTCAATTCCTTGAAGATAGACAAAAAGTTATTGATGATTTAAATGAGGCTTATAACAATCGTAATAATAGTCTTGCTGATTTTGAAAAGTATATTCGTGCTAAATATGAAAGAGATAAGTTTATGTATGAGAATACAGAACAACATATTGTAGATGAATATTATAAACAAGACCTTGCTCTTAGAGATGAAGTAATGCGTAAAGCTGGTTCTATATATTTTAAATATATGCAACTTAGTCAACAACTTTATGATACTAATTCTGATACTGAAGAAACTGATGAAGAAACTTCTAATCGTAAAAGACGTATTATTAGTGCAATGCACCAACTTCGTTCTGAAGTAGATGCTACTGGTGCTGAAAAATCTATAGAAGATAAAGCAAAAGCTCGTGTTCTTGATAAGTTTATTACTAAAAGACGTGAACTTATGGAAAAATATTTTGATTCTCAAGAATATGATGGGTTTCAAGAAGATTATAAAAGATATAAAAATTATATAGATTCTTATGATGCTGAACATAAATATGATACTCTTGAAAAGAAATTTGCTGATGATGTTCAATATAAAGAAGCATATGATTGGATTAAAAATAATGGTCGTGTAGCTTTTGGTAAAGAAGAAAGTATAAAACTTCGTAAAGCATTTAAAGACCTTACTGGTAGAGTTAATGTTATTAAAAATAAAACTATTGCTCAATTAAGAAGTGTTGAAGGAGCTATTGATGAATCAGGTATGATTAATCCTATGAAACTTACTGATGAACAAATTGCTCAAATTAGAAATGAAGAACTATCTGATTTAGCAAAACTTTATGACAATAGTTATGGAGAAATGATTCTTATTAAAGATGTTCCTAAAGATATTCCTTTAATGTATCCTCGTCCTAAAAAGAAAAACAATGATGAAGATATTTATGCTGAACTTAAATACAAAGATAATGCTGCAAAAGTAACTATTATTACTGAAATAAATAGTATACTTGGTAGATGTATTGACAAAAATACTGGACATTTAGATATTGCTACTTTATTTAATAATAATGTTGTTTCAGATGAAGAAAGAGTTAAACTTGCAAGTCTTTATAATCAACTTAGAAATCTTCGTACTGAAAAAATGAAACATTATAAGAAACGTAAAAATAAAGTTTACGCAGATAATATTAATGATGTTGCTTTTCTTGATGCTATGAATTATTATCGTACTAATTTACAAAATACTAAGCAAGGTAAACAATTTTTAGATATATTTACCGAACTTGACCATACTGGTAATGTAGTTGCTAATTCTTATATTTATGGATATAGAATCCCAGATGCAGAATATATTGATAATGAAAAAACTGCTGCACGTGATTATATTGAAAAGAATGTAGACTTTGTTCCAAATGAATATTACTATATAGCTAAAAGACAAGCTCAAGAACAAGGAGTTGAAGCTTATGATAAATGGTTTAAATTAAATCATATTTATAATCCTTATTCTCATAAATGGGAAGCTCTTAAAATTTGGACTAAGCTTGAAGCTAAACCAAATAGTGAACTTGCTAATTCTATTCAATATGTTCCTTCTTTTGATAATATGGAACGTAGTGTTAAATCTAAATATATTAATCTTAAATATAAAGAGTTTAGTAGCAACTATAAAAAAGGTAATTCTAAATATGATTCTAATATAACTCTTAATAAAAAAGAAGAAGCTCTTAGAGATTTATATATTAATACATTAAATAAATATGCTACTACTTATCAAGGAAAACGTTTTGTTGGACAAGGATATTTGCCTCGTGAACGTAGAACAGAAGTAGATACTCGTTGGGCTCTTGGACAACTTGGTGCTCTTATGGGTATGAGTTGGCATAGTGGAGCTGATTCTGATAGTTTTCATAAAGAAGTTGATTATAGTCATGATAGAGAAGCTGAAATGAAAATGCTTTCTTTACTTAAAGGTAAAGGTACTCGTGAATATAAACATCTTCCTATAAAAGGTACTATGAGTGACGAAGAATATGCTAAAGAAGTTGCTAAAATTCGAGAAGAAAATAGACAAATTAAAGCTGAAAATGAAAAAATAGATAATGCGGCTCTTAATAGAAATTGGAATGAAGTAATGGAAAATTTTGTTCACAATGCTACTATTTTTAATTCTCGTCAAGCAGCCAAACCTTATTTATATCTTCTTCTTGAAGACCTTGCTGTTAATAATGCATATATGATTAAAGGTATTTGGGGTAAGAAACTTATTAAAGATACTTCTTCTTCGACAGATGATGATACTACTTATATGACAGTTCCTCAAACTCGTACTCGAGAAATTGTTCATAATCTTGCTCGACGTTTGCTTTATAATCAATATCATGAAAATAATACTCCACGTGCTATTGCTAATTTCTTACAAAATCTTACTTCTGCTAAATATATGGTGTTTAACTTATATGGAGGTATTGCTAATATAACTACTGGTAAAGTAAATATTGCTGCTGAAGAATTTGCTAATGAATATTTTGGTTTTTCTGAATTTGCTGCTGCTGAAAAACAATATTTAATGAATAGTGCTGGTATGATTGCTTCTATGTATTCAGATAAAGCTCCTAATCTTACTGCCGCATTTATAAAACAATTTAATATTGTTGAATTTGACCAAATACTTCAATATGGTGCTGGCAGTGCAAATCTTGATGAAAATCTTAGAAGAGTTCGTGATTGGATGTATAGTTTCCAATCTGTTGGTGAACATTATATGCAAAACAGTGTTCTTCTTGCTATGCTTAAATCAAATAGATTATATACTGATAAAAATGGAGTTCAACGTATAGGAGATTTTAAAGATTTTACTTGGAATATAGAAAAAGAAGCTATGGAACAAGTATTAAAAGATAATGAAATTCTTTTTACCAGTTATAGAACTTATGTTGAAGGTCTTAAAGATTATGTTGAACATAAATATGAAATTAGTACTAATAAAAAAGATTTAAATAGAAGTTTTCTTTATAGCCTTAGAGATAATATTAATCCTGAAACTCGAGCATTATATCGTAAAACTGCCGAAGCTTATCATAAGAAAAGAGAAGAACTTATGAAAGATGCTAAAGAACAGTTTATGAATAATCCTACTGTTGAAAGTTTATATGAATTTAAAAATGGTGAAGCTGTTTTAAAGAAAAGTGTTGTAGATAATTTTAATGCTAAAGGTAAAAATCCTATTGGAGATTTAGAACATCTTATTGCTGGATTTAAACGTAAAATAGAAGCTGTTAATAAAAAGATTCATGGTGTGTATGATAAAGATGGAGCTGCCCAAATAGAATCAAAATGGTGGGGAAGTCTTGTTATGCAATATCATAAACATCTTTATAATGGCATATTCAAACGTTGGAGAAAGAAAGGTTTTTATTCTGAATTTAGAGGTAGTAAAGAACGTGGTTCTTATATTACATTTATGAATTTTCTTGGTACTGAATTTACTAATTTTAAAAAACGTACTAAAAATAAAGAAGAAAATGGTACTAATATAGCTCTTGCTTCTATTCAAGTCGCTATGGAATCTGCTCTTAATACTCTTACTAATATCGAATTTAATTGGAATAACCTATCTAATTGGGAAAAAGCTAATATAAAACGTAACCTTGGAGATATTAGTGGAGTTCTTGTTGCTGCATTAGTAGTTATGGCTTTATATGGTTTGTTTGATGATGATAACCTTAAAGATGATGCTTTTAAAGCTTCTCTTCTTTATCTTGCAGATAGACTTTATAGCGAAAGTTCTATGTATAGTCCTGTTGGACTTGTTACTGAATATAAAACAGCTTGGAGTAGTCCTATTGCTTCTGCTAATGGACCAAGTGATTTACTTAAAGCTATGCTTATGATACCTCAAGCTCTATTTGACCCTGATTTTAATCCTGAATATCAATCTGGTCAATATGCTGGTATGAATAAATTTGCAGTTCTATTTAGACGTAACCTTCCTGGTATTAGACCTTGGGATAGAATACAACTTATTACTAAAAATAATAAATATTATAAAGTTGGAGAAAGTCAAATAGGAGTTAATATTGCTAAAAACTTTGGTGAAATGCTAAATGAATAAATATTACTATTAGTGGTTAATCCATGATAAAAAAATAGGCTCACGATTAGGATGTTATTCCTTCTCGTGAGCCTTTTCTTATTTATGTTAATTATTAATTTGTTATTTTACTTAATCGTTGTTTTGTTGAAATATCGTTTATTTTAGCTATTTTTAGCTTTCTATTAAACAATTTCTTATTCCGTGTAGTATTATTCATATTTAAATTAGCATAGCTATTTTTAGCTTTATTTTTATTATTTATTTTAGTATCAACAATAGCAAGATGTTTAGCAACATTATTAATATTAATATTAATTTTACTACAATAATTTTTAATAGTTTCTAATATAGTATTAGTATTATCATAAAACGCACTATGTTCTTCTCTTATACATTCAGACGTTCTTCTAATAATTAAAAGATAATCATTAATAGCATTAAACTTTTTTATTACATGACATAATAAAATCAGTATCATAATTTGAATTAAGATACATAAGATAAATAAAATTAAAAGTACAATCATAAACAATGATATCCTTCTACGGGCAAGTCGAGGAGCGCAGCGACGAGTATTATCACAATCAGTAGTAACAAAAACATAAAAACATAAACCATTACAGACCATAATAGTATCATCACATTTTACTCCATAAACTCCCCCGTAGAGAGAACTTTTGTTTAATTATTTCTCTTCTTGTTTATGTCCTTTAAGACCATTTTTAGCCCATTGTAGAACAAATCCAAGATGTTTCCAAATAGTATTAACAACTTCTTCCATAGCATATTCTTTACCAAGTTCTTTGCTATAATTTTTTGGGTCTACACAAGAACTATGTTTAATAACATCAAAACCAGTAAGAGTATGAGCATTAACTACTGTTGTTTTGTCACCAATAGTTATAACGTCTGTATCAGTAATAAACTTTTCAGCATCTTCTTTGAAAATTTTAGTACCATCATTTTCTGGACTAAGAGGAAAATATGCTGCATCTGCAACTTTTTTAGGAGTCCAAGATTTATATCCATCAGAATAGGTTACTTCATAACCCATATCATCAGTATTGGCATTACCTATTTTATAACCATATTGTGTTGCCATACTTGCACGCATAGGCACAAGTTCTACCATTTTAATTCCAATAGCTTTCATAATAATGATTTTACTTTTAATAATGTTATAAATAAATTACCAATAAGACTATTAATTATAAACATAATAAACCATTTTCCAGCATCAAATAAACAATGTTTTGGATAATCGTTATTAGTCATATTTTTATTAAGAAGATATTCAATAATATTATCAATAATATTATATATACAATTTATACCAAAAACAATTATAGTAACAGCTATAATTATCAATAATATAATAATACCTTGTTCCATATTAATTTTTCTTTATTCTAAAATTAGACATAAAATCTTCAATAGTACGAACAAATATATCATATGCGCTATCATATTTAGGACGATAAGTAATACAATGATACCAAGTATTATTAAACCTCATACGAGCATTAGTACTAACTATCTCGTATTCATTCTCTAATACATTTTTTAAACAAACAACTGTTTGTCCAGGAACAATTTCACTAAGTTTCATCATATTATTTTCCAGTTGAACCATATCCACCATTACCGCGTTCAGTAACACCAAGTTCTTCTTGTGTAGTTACTTCTTGCCAAACAATACGTTCACGACGACGAACAAGAATTTGAGCAACTCTATCTCCAACATTATATTCAGCTTCATTCCATCCATCTATTCTACGATGAACAATAGTAAGTTCTCCTGTATATCCTTCATCAAGAGTGCCAGGAGCATTTTGCATTACAGCCATTGTTTTAGTATTACTACTTCTTGGACGAATTTCCATTTCGTAATCTTTAGGAAGTCTAAAATGAAGTCCTGTATGATAAATTATTCTATCATCATCTTTTTCTTCTACTTTATGAACGTAAACATCCATGCAAGCATCTCCATTTTTAGCATAAGTAGGAAGTTTTACAGTGTCGTCTTCACGAAAAACTTTAACTTCAACTTCATCAAGTTTAGATAATATATCATATATATCACTTTCTATATATTTAGCATCTTTATTATGAATGCCAAGAATAATAGCATCCGCAAGAATTTCTACTATTTTACTCATTATTTTATTAATTTTAAATTAAACAGCAATCAAAAGATTACCTGCAAGTTCTATTTTACGAGATTTATCTCCATAAAGAAGAGAATCCATTCTTTTAGTACCTTCACTATTATCTACATTAGAATAATATCCAGTAATAGCACCATAAACTCCCCATGCAGTACCAAGTATTTCACGTTGTCCAGCACCACTAAAATAATAATTATTCATCTCAGCAATAGTATTAACTTTCTTCATACTTATTTGAGAATCTTGAATAGCACGCCAATCTCTTGTAACAATCTGTCCAATAGTATGTCCTGTTTGTTTAATTCGGGATTGTTCATCTTCAGTAAGAATAACATTAGCAAATATTTCTTGAGCTTGATTATCATTCATTTGAATTTTCTTCATGAAATTATATTGTTCATTAAGAAATTGAATTTGATTATCACAAATACCAAGAATTTCAGCAGCAACATCTATTTTCTGATGAACAGATTTAGTATGTCTAAAACTAACAAAGTTAGAAGAAGTACGAATAGCAGCATTAAGAGTATTTTGACAAACTACTCTTATAGGAGTAAATAGAATTTTAACACCACTACTACCATCATGAGAAGTAGTAAATACAAGATAATTTTCTACTGGGTCTCCATCAACAAGAATATTTTTAGGAAGTTTAGCACTTACAAAAATACGTTCTCCATTACCAAAGAAACCAGCAGTTTGCCAAATAGCTTTATCTTTTCCAATAGCCCCATCAAAGAAAGCAAAAGCATCAATATTTTGAACAGGAGTATATCTTTCTTTTACAATGCCGAGAGGTATATTATAATCAGTACGATAAGTAGCGTAAGCATTAGGACAATCTACATAATTATTAGAGCCAAATATAAAACCTTCATTTTTAGGTTTATTAATACGTATAGGCATCTTAGCAACAAGTTCGCATTTAGATACTTGCCAATCAAGACCAGCAGCAGACATAACATCTGCCGCAGTCTTACATTCTTCTACATTAATAGCACCTCTATATCGAAATGGTGCTCCTTTAACAGCATAACTCATAATTTATTTATTAAGTTTAGTATATTTACGAAGATTATAATGTTTATTTTTTACAGTTTCATCAATATATATAGGAACTTCATAAAATTCTCTTAAAACTTTAAGTTTAGGTTCTCTATGGTCTACAACGTGAATAACAGAATCTCCATCAATTATTCTTGCAACAGGAATATTAACAACACTTTGAATATTAAAAGAATGTCTTTCAACAATATCTTTTCTAATTTCACATTGTTGAACATATTCTCCAGTAATAATACCTCCTTTAGAAATAAATATAGATTTATTAAATGGAGAAGGATGACAAATAGTAGGAGTAAAATCTATTTGAGAATTAATAGTAGCATCATAAACAGCACGAATATATAATTTATAAGCATTATCATTATAAATTTTACCATTACCACAATGATAAATATAAGGATAACGTTTATTTTTATAACATCCATTAGTATTATAATCATTAAACTCATCATTTTTCAATGTGAGAGGACTAAGAATACCAACATTCCAAATCTTATTAATAGTATCAAGTATAAAATCAACATCTTTATCATGTTGAGGCTCAGTATATTCTATAGCTTTAATAACTCCAAGAACTTCTTCAAATTTATTATATTTAAATTTATATTCATTAGAATTTTTATCAAGAGAAGCTAATATAATATTAGCTTCTCTTTTAAAAACTATAGAAAGACCTTTATCTTCAGCAGTGATATAAAAAGTATCTTCCATATTTTATTTTATCTGTAAATTTTGATTAATTACTTCTTTAGCAACAGTAGGCATACTTGTTTCTTGTTGTTTAGCAACAGAAATAGCTGTTTTCCAATCATCTTTAGTTGTCTCGTTAGAAATAGTAGTATCAAATGGAGTTTTAGCATATTGAGAAAGAGCATCACCACCTTTACGGAATAATTCATAAATAGACATAGTAGTATTAACGCCAATACGCATAGTAGTTAAATCAGCAAGAGTAAAAGGTTCAAAGTTATCACCTTGCTCCGCTTTAATATTAGCATTAATACAATCAAGAATGCCTTGTAAATCAACATCTTGTCCAGTATAAATAATTCCTTGACCTACAAGTTCACGTATATAACGTTCAAATTCAGACAAGAAAATATTAATACGAACATCATCTATTTCAATAGAAATAGAACTACGAGAGAACAATCTAAATTCAGGAAGTTCAATAAACATATTAGATTTACCTTGTTCACCAAAGGTAAGTACAGCTTCAAGAGCAGCATTTTTCAGACGTTCAATACGATTCTTAAAGACATTTTGTCTATCATTAAATCGCTTCTTTTCATCTTTAAGAGCTTTTTCATCAACTTCCCAAGACTTAATAGCCTTAACATAATTAGTAAGTTTCTCTTTTAATTCTTCTTGTTTAATCTGAAGGGCATCATACTGTTCATCAGTAATTTCGCCTTCAGCAACTTCTACATCATTAAATATACGTAGAATGTCATTAGAAATCTCATATAAACTTGCCATAATTCTTTAATGTTTATTATTTTTTAATTCTTCAAATGCTTTATTTCCAAGTTCAGGAGTAACATCTTCAAGACGAATACCTTTTAAACAAGGACATTCTTCCCATTTAATATCATAATCACAACTAAGTAATAGTAATTCAGAAGAATCAGCAGCAACAGCCATAAGCCAATCATCAGGAGCAACCTCTACTTCAACACAAGGAATTATTCGTTTTGGTTTAGGAGTATAACCTTTAACTATTTCATAATGTTTAATATAGCATCTATGAAAATAACGACCTGTAAGAATATTATCTTTATGTTCAAACAATCCACCATGCCAAGTAATACCGTCATTGTTTTCTTCCCAAGTTTTAGTATTAAAACAATACGTACCAACAGGTTTTTTACTAAAAGCATCTATATCACAAATAGAACCATCAGGATATTTAAATATAGAACTTTTACGTTTATTCTGACAAGTACCGTCTAAAGCAATAGTCCCCCATTCATCAGCTTTAAAAGTAAGAGGAGAAATAATATCCCAATTACAAAGTTTTTTAACCAAATTGATTTCATAAGGAGCAGAAAAGCCACTATTACCATGAGAAGCAAATACTGCAACAGCTTCAAGAACTTGTTGATACATCCAACAATTAGGAACTCCTTTTTCCTTACCATAACCAGCAAGTTTAAGTTCTTTAATAGCGTGTTTACAAATATTACTATTAGCTATAATGTTAGACAAAGCTTTCTTATTAATAAGAGATTTCTTTATCTTTTTCTTTATATATCTTTTACTCTTTTTCATATACTACAATTATTAACTGAATGAATTTCAGTAGTTTTAATTTTACCACAACGAGTACAACGAGAAACAATAATCATTCCTATAACATCTTTACGAACATTAACAAGTTCAATTTCTTTATAAACTTCATAATTATGAAGTCTAAATAAACATTTAATAGAATTATTTTCATCCATAATAATATTTTATTTAAAATCATAACCAAGTTCCATAAGCTCTTTCCTAATCATACCAGCAATAATTTTAGCATTAGGATGAGGCTTACCAGTAGTACCATAATAACGTAAATCAATAATTTTACGCCATTCATCAATGCTGTATGTATAAATACAACGAGTAGCAATATCTAAAGGAAGAACACCACGAGCATCTTGACGAAGTATACCAAATTCATTAATAAGAACTTTATAATTATTAAAACTATGATTACAAGAACTTAGATATTGACACGCTTTTTTATGTTCTTCATTATTATTGTCAGCCCAAGTAATAAATAAAGGATGCTTATTAAAATTTTGAACAATTTCATCACTCATCCAATGAGGCTTACAAATAACACCATCTTCATAAACATAACGAGTAGATTGTTCAGAAATATTATTAGGGCTAACTCGATTTAATTCACGAGAAGTACTAATTTGAGTATCAATACAAAATGTATAACGAGAAAGATGAGTCCAAACATATTCACAAGAATTAAATTCTTCTTCACTAACTCTATATTTATGTAAATATTTATATAGAACAGGATTTTCTTTTTCAACATCAAGCATAAAATTACCATTAGTGGCTACATATGTATAGTCATCAAAAGTAACCCATTTAATATAAGGACTTTCCATATATTTACCAAGAACCATTCCAAAAGCACTATTCCATGCTGAAGTAGGAACCATAGCATACACAGTTTCATGACGAAACATACTCCAATGATGACTATTGATAAGTCCTTTATAAAGAGCTTTATCATTACCAGTTTTTCGTTTATAACATACTCTTGCACAACGAGCAACATGAGCTTTAACATCTTCACCTTGTCTCCAAAGTTCAACTTTAGGCTGAATAATTTTCATAATTATAATTTATTTATTTTCTTTTAATTGTTTATAATCTTTAACAGTAATACGAAGACAATCATAGCCTCTAAATGATTCTACAACATTTTCTCTAAGAATATAAGTTATTTCTCCAGTTTCAATAGGATTTTCTTTACTTTCAACTATTATAAGAGTAATATACTTTTGTTTACATTTATCGCAAAGATGCACATCTTTAATATAATGAGGAGCTTCGGCATCTTTTTTAAGTCTACCAAGAAGAGCAATACTTGTAGGTTCTCCACAAATAGGACAAACAACTAAAGATGGATTTAATCCATGTTTAGGACTTAATCTAATACTCATATTATTTAGATATTATATGTTCTACACAACTAAGAACTCTATAAAATAAAGTCATTTTAGTACCATTGTTTTCAATAACATCATCAACAGCAAAATCAATTATTTCACTATCATGATTATCAGTATTTTCAATATGATTACGTTTTACTTCAATTACTCCCCCGTAGAGTGAATCATTGCTAATTCGTAACGCATCAGCTTCATTAGCAAATCTAACATCAGGAACAATACAAAGTCTTCTACTTTCAGCTTTATCAACGATTTTACTAATAGCGCATTTAATCCAAATATTATTATCAAGTTTATTACGACAAACTTCTGTTCCAAAATATTGTAGAAGAGTACGAAGTTTAATACATACTAATTTATCATTATTAAATCTAAGATAAGTATTAAGACTAAAAGATTTAAGAGTACAAATATGTATAATAGCAACTTCATTTCCAGGTCGTTGATTAGCATTTTTAATAAAAGTATTAGTATTCAAACAATACCAAAGTTCGTTTTTATACTTTCTATCATCAAAATATTCACGAGGAATATTATAAAGAATAGAAAGAATATCTTTTAGAGGGTCAGCAAAATGAATAATTCTATCTTTATAATTATTATCATAAATTGCTTGTTTAATAACCCAATCTTGATATTTAGCTTTACTAACACCAGCAGCAAAAATATAATTAATCATACTTGCAACTGTATCTTTACCAGAGTTTTTAACTCCAGCTATACCTATAACAAAATTCTTCATATTCAAATATAGCAATAATATATTAAAATAACTAATTTATTTTCAAAAAATATTAGTTATTATTTTAAGCTATTTTTAGCTAAGTATGTTAAATCAATATAGTTAATCATAGAGATACATTTATTGCATTACATAGCTAAAAATAGCTATTTTAGATTATCTGCCACACATCATATAAGCCATCGCTTTCGATATATTCAAATTGAACATTACCACGAGCAGCAGTTTCAGAACTAACATATTGTTTAACTTCATTATGTAGTTTAGCTTTAAGTCTACCATAATCATCAACTCTACACTTTCTACATTGAGCATCAAACTTATCAGTACCAAGCAAAAGAAAATATTCATAACAAAGAGTGTTAGGATTATATCTTTTAACTTCAATATAATATTTATATAGCTTTTTAATAGCAGGAACAATAAAAGCCCCAAACCTATCAAGGTAAGGAGCTTTTCTATCAGTAATAGGAGCAACTAATTCATATTGGACAATCATATTATAATATATATGTAGTTTTTATATGGAAAGGAAGTTGATTAACACCACTTCTTTCTCCATATTCTACATACATTTGTTTACCAATATAAGCATGTTTATTACGGAGAACAGAAGATTGATATTCTTGACTTCCTCCGACATGACATTCAAAAGTATTATCGTTTACATCATTTTTACATAAGAATAATGGAATATTTTTACGCTTAATTCCTTCAGGATAAATATCAATAATAGTAAATTTACCATCAGTAGATTTCTTAAATTTAATCATAGTTTGATTACGTTTACCATATTGATATTCAGCATCTGGTTTACGTAGAATAAGTCCTTCAAAACCTAATTCTATATAAGCATCTCTACAACGAACAGCAGCACCATCATCATTAATTTCTAAATTAGGAAGAACAACAAGACGTTCATTATTATTTAAATGAGCTTCTTTAGAAGAAAATGTTTTAACATAACGTGCTTGACGAAAAAGAAGAAAATTCATTCTTTCATTTTGTGTAGTATCTTCTATAGCAATGTCATAACACCAATATTGAAGAAGTTTATTCTCAACACAATTAGGGTCTTTAACAAAATGGTCAATTTCATTAACTGTATGTCCTGGAAGATATATTTCTCCATCAAGAATATAGTTTTCATCAATCATTTTATCAAGAAGTTTCTGGTCGAGAACAGAAAGAAGATAATCTTCAAGATAAGTTAGACTATGCCAATAAGTTCCTTCTCGACTTTGAAACTTTAGACCAATAGATTTAAATAGATTGCCATTATTAACATAAGCACTAATAAAACATCTAAGACCATTAATCTTCCATTGACCAAGATAATAAGAAACTTTATTAAATAATCTATTATTTACATTATTATAAACTTTAGCAAGCATAGGGAGAAGACTTCCATCAGCAGAAGTACGATAATCAGGAAGATAAGTAGACAAATAAGACAATAATTCTCCCTCTACGGGCAGAGTAGTATTATCTTTTAGCTCACTCAAAAGTTTATAACCAGTTTTACGTTTTGCATTAATACGCGATTTAACTTCTTCAGAAGGTTTACGATTAGTACAAACAATATCATGTATAATGGTTTTACCAACAATACCATGATATATTTCAATACTTTCATGGTCAAAAGGAGCAGCAAACCAAACACAAGGTTGACCAAAATTATTCCTTCTATATAAAGCTAATGTATAAGGATATTTAGGCAAATCATTTGGAAACATAATTATAAGTTTTATTTATTTTTTATCATGTTTTATACCGTATATAAAAACAATAGCAATAATTATATTAATAAAAACATATAGAAACGGATGTTCAAGTATAAAACCAATCATAATATTATTTCTTTTTAAAACTAAATGTCATAGCACTAATAGGAACTCCAACAGATTTAACTTTAATAGATTTTTTACGCTCTTTCTTTTTAGGAGCATTAAGTTCTACAAGTAAATTAGGATTAGAAGAATTAATTTCATCCTTAGTACGAGGATTATAATAACTATAAACTTCTTTACCTGTAAATATATCGTGAGTAATTCTACGAACATAAACATCAGGAGGAAGTTTTTTCTTTTTACTTTTTCCTTTATTTTTAGTAGCAGGAATATAAGGATGCTCATATTCAAAAATAATATTATCTATATGCCTTTGAATAAGTTTATCAATATATTCATTATATAATAATTGATTAGTAAGTTTAAGTAAATATCTATAATAGTAAGACATACGAGATTTATAATTAAAATTAGTAGTCATCATAGGTCTACCATAAGAATATTCAATAGTACAATTTAAATCTTTAATAAGATTATCAAGAATTTTACAAATATCTTCATCAGTATTATAATCATGAGTTCTTTTAAATATCATATAATCTATATTAGGATAATCAATATTAAGTACATCATAAGAAGTACTTATAGGATTATAATATATTAGACTAAGAACATTCTGACTCATTATCGTAATAATTTATATTAGTATTTTTATTATAATCATAAAGAAATATAATAGCATGATTAGTACTATTAGTAGGACTATACTTTTTTATAGCAGCTTCATAAAAATTATTAGCTATTTTTAAATCATCAGTAGCACATATTGTATCTCTATTATCATTAATAATAATACCAACTTCATATCTAAACATATCAAAAGAATCATCTTCAAACATAATATATTATTTACGTTTATATACAATAATTCGTTGAGGCTTACCTATAAGAACATGACAATACTTAAACCAATTAATCAAATCCCAAGTAGGAGCGCTTTTAATACGACCATCAACAGTAGTAAAATTACCATTTTCATAATCAAAATTAGAATAAATCCAATTACCTTCTTCATTAATAAGATTAAATTTTTCTATTAAATCAAGGTCATCATCATTATCAAAATTAACTTCTCCATAAAGATAAATATTTTTAGCTATAACAATAACTCCGTCTTTTCTTTCAAATCGAATAGCACCATAATATTTAGCAGATTTATCAATACGAATTTCTTGTTCTTCAGTAATTGGTTCCATAATAATAGGAATCCGATGATTTTTATTAATATCAATATGGCAAATTGTTACTCCATTCGGTCGTATCCCAAGTAAGTTTATTGTTTTTTCTTTCATAATTAGATATATAATTAATTGTTTGTTTAATCAGATTAACAACTTCATCAAATTTATGCTTTGAAACAAGTTCAGCAAAATCTTTAGCACAATAAATAATAGGAATGAGAAGAGGAGTAATTTGATAATTATTTCTAAGCCAAATAGCTTCATGTTTGCCAGTAGAATCATTATCCATAAGAGAAACAATTTTACCTCTATCAGAAAGTTTTCCTTTTAGCCAATCAAATTCATTTTGACGAAGTTTATAAGTTTCGTGTGGTATATTAATCACACCAACTTTTTTGTCTACTCCCCCGTAGAGGGAATTTATACGCAATATAGCTGCTCCTAAACTAACTCTATCTTTTGTAGATTTAGTTATAACAATAATATCATAATCTGTTTTATCAAGATTGTAAATACCTTCAAGATGATTACAATTAGTTATAAATCGAGTAACAGTTTTATTTCTATTAGGAAAATAAAGTTTAATATTATAAACACCAGACCTATCTTGACCAAGACAATAACCATAACAAGGGTCATTAGCATTATAAAAATATTTAGGTTCAGGATTAATTTTTCTATTAATATAATATTGCTCAACAGGATAAATGAAATTAATATTAAGATATTGTAATGGAACACCAAATTTACCCCAATATTCTTTATCGTATTCGTTCCAATTTCTAACTACAAGTTCTATATTCGGCTTTTTATGTTTAATAGCCACAATCCCAGTATTAATTTCATTAATAAGATTTATGTCTTTTTCTTGACTATAAAAAATATCTTTAAAAGTAAAAGTTATATGACGAAGTACTTTAACAAAATCTTCACGATTACTAATATCGTATTGCTTATTATAAATACCTCCCATAATAAGAGCAACAATATCAAAACAATCTCCCCAAAAATATCCAGCAAAATCTCTAAATTTTAACTTACCTTTATTATCATATCTAAAACCACAAGTAGGATGAACATCATCTCTTATAGGAGAACATATTAATTCCCCAGTGTCAATACAATATTGTACAATTTTATCTGATAAATTAAGATAAGTACTAAATATAGTAACTTGACTAACTTTACTTAAAATAAGTTGTTTAGTAAGTTTAGAAGAATTAATGTTTCTACCCATTCCAACAAATTAAAAAAAATGGACTTCGCTATGATAAATATCACAACAAAGTCCACTAATTAGAGTAAAATTAAAAGAAAATATTAAATCTTAGAATGGTACATCCTCAGCGGCTTCAGTAGCGATACCTGCAAAATTTCCAGCACCTACCATAGGGTCTACAACAGGAACACCACCCATACCAGCAGCTACAGCACCAACACCAGGAGTAGGCATATTAGGAGCTTTAGCCTTTTCAACATTCATAGGAATAATAGCTTCTTTTATACTATCAATACGAATAGAAGGAGGAGTATTTTGCTTATAAATTTCAATACAACCTTCTCCAACAAAAGATGGGAAAGATAAATCTCCATTACTAATTGGCTGCCAACCTTTCTTAGGAGTCTTAATATAACGAATCATTTTAAGCCAAAGAGGGATATTCTTTCCGTCTTTAGTTTTAAAATAAGGCTGACCTTCACGACCTCTATTTACAATATTCTCAAAGTTTTCAAATAGAGTCTTCCATCCAGCAATAACAACTTCTGGTTCAACAGGAGAATACTCACCTTGTTCATCAAAGTCTTCATAAGACAAAGACAAAGCAGTTTCTTCTTCTTCTGTTAATTCACGACCTTTAAGAACAAAAACATTAAGAATATGTTTCAGCCAATCAAATACAGAATTAACTTTCCACTCTTCTTTACCTCCAGGGATAGTATTAGCATTACTTTCAACAGCAGTAAATGTCAAATTCTGATAATGACGCTTATTTACTTCTTCTTCATTAGAAGCAAATGTAACAGTAAGCTTAGGTATTTCAAGACCATTAAATGATGGCATACCAGTCTTATCTTCACCAATTTGAATCATAGTAACAGCAACACTATCAAGATGACCCAAAAACAAACCATTCTGTTTAGCTTGTTCATGACTAAATTTAAGACGAGTAGTACCACGAGCGGTACCAATACCTCTTCTACTAACTTTCTTAGTTTCAACTGGAGTGTTAGCAACTGTTGCGCCAGCAGCTACATTTTCATTTTCTTTTGTCATAATGACATTAATTTTAATTAAACGTTTAATTATACAATAAAAGTCGAGAACATAATCATCAAGATTACATTCTCGACTTTAAATTACAGGAGAAAGAACAAATTACTCTTCAGAATCACCCTTACCAATACGAGCAGGCTCTTTGTCGCTGTATTCACCGAGAACGATAGCCTTAACAGTTACTTCCTTATAACCATCGCTAAGGACAATATCCTGAACCTCTTCAACATCAACATCAAATACACGATTAAGCTTAGTAGCTGTATCACCCATATCAGCCTTCAACTGTTTCCAAACATTAGAATCGGTAAAAGTCAAAGAAGTTCCAGCACCTGTAAGACCAGCAGGATTTGCAGCCTTAGAACCCTTATACTTCGGCAACTCACGAGGAGTAACAAAAGCAGCAAGAATATCAGTCTGTTCCTCCTTAGTAATACCATCGCGAGAAAGAGCTGCCTTAGTATCATCATCAGCTTGCTCCATAGCTTGCTCAAGCATAGTGTCAAAATTCTGAGAAACAAACTTAATCTTATCATTCTTAGTCAGACGTTCAGTAGAAGTCTTCTGATTACCCTTGGTATCATACTCAACAATACCCTTGGCAATAGCCCACATATCAAAAGCCTTATGAATAGCAATAGCAGCTTCAGGCGAACCAACTTCCAGACCTTGCTCCTCACAGAAAGCAACAACCTGGTCATCCTTAGCAGCAATAGCTGCATCAATATTATCAACATTGTTCAAGAACATAACATAGTCACCATGACCAATGCCAAGAACACGACTTACTGGAGGAGTAATACGGAAATTACCTTCAGTAGAAACTGCGATAACTTGAGGTTCAACACTTACGTTACGCTGACCAGCATTAACTGCACTAAAACCAAATCCCATTGCTTTACCATTAGTTTTCATAATACGAAAATTTTAAAAATTAATAATTGAGTTATTTATAAGTTTTTGAAGATATTTTTTTTATAGTTCAATAACTTCTGCATCTTCAACAGAAGCTATATCATTATCCGAAAGTTCACGACCTGCCACAATTTTAAGCTCTGTCGTTTCCATAACTCCGAATAGAATATCAGAAGCAATATCACGAGCAGCAAGTGTAAAAGCTCGATGCCCAATAAGTATTCGAGGATATTTTTTATAAGTATCTTTTTCTAACATTTCAGCTTGTATAGCTTCACTATAACTAAAATGTCCTTTAGAAGTAATTTCTTTACCATTAACTATACGAGTGATTTCATATTCAGTAACAAAATCAACAGGTTTATTAGGAATACGATAAACTGGTGTTTTACCAGACTTAGCAATTTCAGCAATTTGCTGACGATTAATACCAATTCCAAAAGATTTTGTATTTAACTGATAATCTTTATACATATTTCCATTAAAATCTTGATACCATTTAACAGGATAAACATAAACATTATCAGTATTATCATTAGTTATATCAGCCTTAGCTTTTTCTTCAGCTTCTTTTTGACTAATACATCTAATTACATACTCAGGAAAACTACCGTCAATATAAACATTGATACCATCCGTATATTCATACAGAGGTTGATAATCTTTAAGACATCTCCAAGTACAACCTGCCCTTGATAACAACGCTTTGACAATATGAATATCAACTCCAGTCTTACCATTAACAACATGAATATGTTCAATACAAGTACTAAAAGGTAGTTGTAAATCTTGTGCTCTCATAAGAACTGCAAGACCGTCATTAACACTTTTAATTCCTCCTTTATCACTTCTCATTACTTTAGTGAGAAAATTCTCAGCAGCAATAAGTTGTTTATCATCAAAGAAATTAATAGTATTAATACCACCATTAATACCGTGTTGAACAGGATGTTTAGCAATAGGAGTGATTTCTTTTTTTCCTACAAGTTGAGTAGGAGATTCATTCTCAACTTGTTCTTGCTTTTCTTCTTGTTCTTTCACCATTATTTCAAAGAGCATTTGTTTTATTAACACTACAAATATAAAAGAAATACTTCATACTACAAAATTATATCGCCAGAATTTTCATCATAGCCGACAAAATTTTCTGTATCATTTATAACCTTAATAGTAGAAACTTCTTTCTCTTTATTCATTTTATCACTTTCGATTGTTCCAACACAATAAACTCTATATGTTTTAGTTGGTACACCATTAAAAGTAATATTAGTAAACCGAGTTTTAACATCTATAATATTATCACATAACGGAGAAGTAAAAATCACTACGTCAATAGCTATTTTTAGCTTCGGATTAGACGCTGACTTTATAGATAACGTATTGATAGTCTTGTTGTTAAATAATCTCTCATTTGTCGTCGATTGGGCTTGTGAACCAACAATACGTGGTTTACCTTTATTAATACCACTCTTAACGAGAATAGGAACGCCCATATCATCAACAGCAATAGCATCATCTATACAATCATGATAATCTCCACATTTAATATCTGAAAACTCATTCAGATATTTAGTAACTTTAGCAGCATATTCTCCTCTCTTAGAAATAATAAGAATTTGTTTACCTAAATTAGCAAGACAAATATTCTTAATTGCTTCTAATTTAGCAGAATTATCGCTAACTAAATCTCTACGTTGTTTAGTAATAGTATAAAAAGTACAAGCTCTTTCAAATAGTATATTAGGATTATAAATATCATCTATTTGTTTCATAAAAGGAACATTAGTATCTAAATCTTCTCTCCAACCATTTTCATGAGCAATAGTATTACGAAATTCAGCAGCACTAATACCAAGTTTCTCATCACCTTTCTTACATTTTTCAATATTAGAAAGTTCTCCAAAAATAGAAACAGAGGTATTAATATAATCAGTATATTTGTTATAGATAACTCTATCATCTTCAAAAAGCTCAACTCCATAGCGATGTTCCTCTACGGGGGAGTAAATATTATCTTGACGAATAGCAATATCTAAATCAGCAGTATCAATAGACGGAAGAATATTACGAACATTAGAAATAAATTCATTATTCATTATATTCTTAGTAAGAATAGCTAAAGTAAAATGACTTTCTTTAGCAAGTTTAGTAATAGCTAAAAGATTATCATTAACCCCAACAGTAAGAGTAAGCATATACTCATAATGATATTGAGGCTTAATAAAATCAACACTAAGTATTCTTATATTATAACCATTGTCTGAATTAACATTTTGACTATTAAGATAATTATAAATACTTTTACGAGTATTATAACAATCTACAACAATAAATATTTGTTTGTCTGGATGTCTTTTACAGAAAGGAATAATAATAGAATAAACAAGTTTAGGAATTACATCAGTAGAAAAACAATAAACACTTGCTTTTCCTTTATTATTTTGAAAACCATTAATAACTTGTGTTATTAGCTTATCTTCATTCTTCATCTAAATCATCAAATAAGCTGGCATATTGTCCAGACATTTTCTTAATAAGAGCTTTGCCACTTTTAGTACCAGCAACTTTATTTCCTTTTTGATTAGGAGAAATACTAAGCTTAATAGGGTCAATAATCTTAAGGGCTTCTTGATAATAATACGAATAGTTAATATTACGATATTCTATACGTTTATCATCTAAAGTATTAAGAATAATAACCTGTTTGCCAGCACATAAGTTATTTCTACCACCAGTATTATCATTAACTTTTTCAATAGTACCACCTTTATTAGTAACATAAAATCTTACATTTCTTTGCATAAGATTTCGAGTATTACCTTCAGTATATTCTACATGAAATTGTCTACCAACATTTTGAGTTTTACAAAAATCAAGAATATTACGACAATCATATAGTGTTTCAAGAATAGGTTTATTATAAAGAAAATAATTGACAACAGCTTGTGCAACAATAGGCATATCATAACCTTTTTGTAAATCTACGCGATACATATTAGGATTAAGAGCGCCTTTATAACTAACTTTACCATTTATTTCTTCAATGACATAATTATTAATATCTCTATTTATATAACATTTATATTCTTCACTATCCATACCAAGTTTAGTTTCTTTACACCAAGTATTGATAATAGAATCATATAATTGTTTTTTAGCTTTAGAAACTTTAACAACTATACCATCTGTATTAGCTGACATAACCTCAAGTCCATTAAGTTCAAGTTCTTCACAACATTTAAGTAGAAGAAGTTGTCCATTAATAGTTACTTTAAGTACAGCAAGTCTATCGCATATATCTCCTTTTTCAAAACCAAGTTTGCCATAAATAGAATTAATGACAATTTTAAGTACTTGTGCAAGAATATCTTTAGGAATACCATCTATATAATCTTCTTTACTATGTTTAGCTGTTACACGAGTTTCTCTAAGCCAAGTAATAAGTTTAGTAAAAATACCTTCATTCATATGAGCAGGAGCAATTCTATAAACACTCATAAGAGAGGGATAAAAGGATGACACATCAGCATGACAATAAATGTAACTATCATCAGTAATGTTATCCCAAATAGAATCGCTCGTTTCACTCGCGGACTCCCCCGTAGAGGAATCATTGATATAAACCAGCTTACTTTTTAGTTCTCTTGGAATATCTTGTGTATGAAGACCGCCTGTAGCAATAGTATAAACAAGTTTGTTAAGTTTAATCTCAAACCAACCACTATCATTGTTAGTTTTAAGATATTTTAAATCAGGATATTTAGGAGCAATTTCTTTCAAAGCCTTTTTTCCAATAGAATAAATAACAACTTTCTTCATTTCTTCAAGAAGTTCTTGAAGTTCTGGAGTTTGAAACTTAATAAAAGGAAAAATAACACGTTTAAAAGCCATAGCAGTACGTTCAGTTTTACGACCTTGCCATTGACTTGGAGCAAGTCCACTAAAATCACTATAAAACTTAACAAATAATTTATCGGCAATGTTGCTTCGAGAACTACTTAAAACATCAACTTCATACGCTTTAGATATATTATATCGTAAACGAATTTCATTAATATAAAGTCTAATCATTTCACATATAATATAAACATCGTTTGTATTATAGTGCATAGTATCATCAATCCACTCATCAATCATATATCTATCCCACTTATCGACAAGTTTATTAATTTTGTCAGCAGAAAGACCAGAATAACGAGCATCTTTTTGATAAAAATGAATATCCTTTTCACTAATAGGAGGAAGTTCATATTCAAGCAGTTCATACCATTGTACATTAATAGAAGTCTGTTTAAGACCTTTACCAAAATAAATAGTATTACCAGCTTTATCAGTACCTTTACCTACTTTATTAAGAGCAAAAATAGTCATAACATCAATATCAACATAAGGCAAACTATATTTTCTAAGAGTAGAAAGAAAATAATCATGTTTGCTCATTTCAGGATTATCTTGCATATCAATAATATGTTTACTAAGTTCATATAGTTTAGTAATAAGTTCTTTACTACTATTGGTTTGATTTGCGAACATAAGAAGTCCAGCAACCATAAGTTTATCATATCGAGAACTATTATAACCAAACATATCAGAACGTATAGCTATATTTTTATCATTATAATGAGGACGCATATTATTAATATAACCAAGCATTTGAAGTAATTGAGTATCGTCTGTATCAGTAATATAAAATTTCTTTTTAGCAACAGTATCAAGTTTTTGCTTAATTTCTTCAACAGTATATTTTTGAACTAAAGGAATAGGAATCTTTTTTTTAGAATCATCGTGACAATCAGCAAAAACTCTCAAATAACTACCTACATCTACAATAGTTATACTAAAGAAATTAGGTAGAACTTCAATATCATAAGCATAACTAAGTATCATAACAAATTAAGTATCATTTATAGCCTCAGTTAATTGTTTCATAAAAATATCTTTTAAGTTTTGATTGTCGTAATACATAATACCAGGACTAATAACAGTCTTAACAGTAAATTTACCTCTATTACAATTATATAATCCAAAATCATATATTTGTTTATCAAGGATAATTACTTTTTTGGGTTTAATACGAGAAACTTCATAAAGAAGATTATAAAAGCAAGATTTAATTGCATCTTTTTCCAGATTAAAATCTGTTTTATTAAAACATTTAATAGTACGAGTTACATAACAATCTTCAAGTAACTCTTTACCAGTAATGTTTTTATAAGCATCTTGCATAATCTTTAAAATAGTAGGATACCCAATACCAGCTTTAACATCATAAGATGGTAAAATCATAATAGTATCGGTATAAATATTACCAACACCGAGTATGATTTTATCATCTTTATCTGCATAAATATGACAAGGGCATTTAGAACAAACTGTACAACTCGAAATAAATACATTAGTACTTATATGTTCAACAGAAAGTTCAACATTTTTCTTTTTACGTTTAATTCCCATAACAAAGAACTAATTCTTTATGAGCACGAGAACAACCAACATAAAGTCTACGAAGAAGGTCATCTTGATTAGTATAAGGATGTCCCATACGGTCATAAATCATATTATTAACATCAACAAACACTGAATCATACGTAGAACCTTGCGATTTGTGTGAAGTTATAGCAAAACCATAATCAATATCTCTATCATATAAAGTTCTACCAGTTCTATCTATAATATTAGCAGCTATTAAATATTTCTTTTTAAACGCATAATATTCTTTCCAACGAGCAACACGAGTACCACCATTAGCATTTTTAGCAGCAGTAATTAAATCTGTAATAGTCTTATGATATTTCTGAATAGTAAACTTATCTTTATGGTCAATAACAAACAAAGGTCGAGTAATAGTTCCTCCATG